GCATCTATCGGGGCCATATCGTGCCCCGCATATTTCGGATGGTTGAGCGCCGAGTCAATCCCTCCGAGATGAATCGGAGCAGTCGGGACGACAACCGAAGGGCCTACAACCGAAGGGCCTGCTGGCCCCTCATCTCTTTGCCAGGGGAATAGCGCCTCATCACGCTTCGTAAAGTTTGCGTCTGCCATGTATTCTCCTTATGCGATTGGTCACGCCACGGATGTTAGAATATAACCAATAGAATTAACCGGGGTTAATACTGAATTGCCGATACCACCTACCTATTGATTAGGTGTGATTATTTGGGAGCTACCGCTCCTGATTCGGAAGACGGCGAGCAAACGATGGCGTTATGGATGAAATGCCAGAAATAATACTTCATAGATCTCCTTTGAGTGTGTGTGAGCGGTCGCACGCGTCGCGTATTAAGCTGTAGCACAGACCGTGCTCGCGCATAAATTCGTGGTCTTCGGCCTCGGTCCCCGGTCGCATCTCGCACAGCACGGCGTGTGTCACCTCGTGCGCCAGATGGTCGCGCCACCGGATGGCGTCGGCGTCGACGTAGATCGTCTGGGTCCGGCAGTGTGTCCAGCTGCCGCCGTCGGGTCGGAGGTTCCACCGGTTAACCCCGGTTAACCACACTTGCTGCTTCCGCAGCTCTTGCAGATATAACAACCTTCCTCAAACACCACGTTTCCATCGCCACAGTCATCACAACTTGCATCAGCAGTAGTGCCGTCTCGGACAGCACCTTTGAGGAACATGCGAACGGCGCTAAGCGTCGTACCAATGTAGTCGCCTTCGATGCCTTCCAAGGACTTGATGATACGCGGCAGACCGGCGTTGTGCCGGAGTGCCATTGAGATGATCTTGCCTAAACGGGCGTGATGCTCGTCATCCTTGATGGCGTCAATCTGGTCGAAGACCAAGTCGGTGTCGACTCCTGCTTTGACCAGTAGTTTGCCCACCGATTTTACAGCCCGGTTCAGGGTGACCCACTCCTTGTCCCCCAGACGATTCGAGTGGACCCAGAATGCAACCGGGTAATCCTTCGTAGAGTCTTCTTTGAGGTAGGACAGCATCAGGTAATACTTGCCGCCCTCGCGCCTCACAATCTTCATGTCACCACTACTGAACTCATCCGGCAGGTGGACGTTCTTGGTGACCACGTCGTCATCATTGGTCTTCAAATATAGACCATGCTCCTGAGCGACGTGTTCTTCCAGTATCTCCAGAAGGCTCTCATAGTCGTTCTCAGGCGTTTCGTCACCTGATACGAGCACACCGTCGCGTGAACCTTCAACGTACACTGTGACGCCTTTCAGCCCCTTCTCCCACGCTCTCAAGTAGAGTTCACCGACCACCTCCGGCTTCGTGCCTCGTGGTAAATTGATGGTACTACTGATTGAATGGTCGATGTACTTCTGTTGGATGGCCTGAAGGTCCACTCGTGCGTTCCAGTCGATCTGGTCGCTGGTCACAAAGTAGTCAGGTAGCTCCTTGCTGCGAGCTTCTTCTTCTGACATACCGAACACAACCTGAAGGTACTCGAAGTAGTCTTCAACATTGTGGTGATAGACCTTGAAGTGCTCCCAACGGTCTCCCATCCCGTCAACGCTGTCTGGTGTCCCTTTGTCTTCGTCAGACATCTTGCGCTTCCGTGTGTACGAGTTCCTGAAGACAGGCTCGACGCCACTGGAAGTCTGCGACTCAATACTCACTGACCCTGTTGGGGCACAGGTGAGTAAGGAGACGTTCCGGCGTCCGACTCTTGACATGCGATTTCGCAAGTCCGCAGGCAGTCGCTGGATATAGGCGTTGTCCACTTCCTTCTGCCAGTCAAAGAGCGGGAACGCTCCCCGGACTTCGGCGAGGTTGATACTCTCTTCGTAGGCTGCGTTTCGGAAGACGCGGTAAATTTCTTTGACAGTGTCGAGTCCGTCGTCACCATCATAACGGCGACAAAGACGAGCCAAGCAATCAGCGAGGCCGTGAGTGCCAAGACCCGTACGTCTCCCTTGTTCGGCTGCATCATATAGCTTCTCCCAAAGCTCCTTTTCATCCGGCGTATCACACGCCTCTTCTCGGATCTTTTCCAGGGCTTCTAGCTCAAGGTCGACAAGGTCATCGTTCAGGCGCATGGCCTTACGGACGACCAGTGCAAACCGGTCGTAGTCAAACTTTGCGTGAGCGCAGAAAGGATCTTGAACGAAGTTCTTGAGATTGATCGAGATAAGACGGCAGGAGTCATACGGACTCAGCGGAATCTCGGAGCACGGGTTGGTACTGACGTGGTCCCAATACTCCTGAGCCGGAAGCTCCCGCTCAATGTTGTCCCACATGATGAGACCGGGCTCCGCGTTCTCAGTCGCCTGCTTTACGATGAGTTCCCAGAGATCCCGCGCCTGAATACTCTTGACAACCTCGGGTTCCTCAGCATCCACCGGCCACTGAAGAGTGTAGGCATCATCGGCCTTCACAGCTTCCATGAAGTCATCAGTGATCTTGACGCTAACGTTGGCCCCGGTGACAGCCTTTTTGTCGGCCTTCATCTCGACGAAACTTGCCACGTCGGGGTGGTTCACGTCGAGCGTAATCATCAGGGCACCACGTCGGCCATTCTGACCAACCATGCGGCACACATACGAGTAAAAGTCAGCGAACGACCATGCACCACTGGTGGTACCGGCACTGTTGCTGACGCGTTGGCCCTCGGGCCTGAGCTTAGAAATGTCGATCCCTACGCCACACCTGCGTTTGAACAGGTTTGCGAGGTCGCGGCCACGTTCAACGATGGAAGACATGTTGTCCTCCGGGCCGTCAATTACAACACAATTGCTAAGCGATACGTTCTTGTAGGGATTACCGACGCCGTACATCGGTGATCCCTGCGGAACAACGCAATCAAAGTTATTGAAAAGGTTGAAGATTTGGGTCTCGTCCATCGCCCACTCGCCACCGTGTTTGTACTCGATGCGAGCGAACTCCTTGGCCATGCGCCGATGCATGTCCTCGGGCGTCCGTTCTACGAACTGACCCTTTTCGTTTCTAAGTGCGTACTTCGTAACAAATACATTGGTCGCTAGCTGGTCGCCGTCGAAGTATTCCTCCGTTGCTTCCCTTACTTCTTGTTCGGTATATGTCTCAGTCATTTTTTGGTGTCTTTGGTCTGCTGTGTTGGTGATCTTACCCCAATCGAGAAGCTATAGCCTCTATCAGAAATGCCAGCCTTACTGGCTTCCTCACGGAAGTTATTCTTCGCCTCCCTGAGTGTTGCGCCCTCCACAACTAATCGCTCACCCCTGACCTCGAAGTTCGATTCCACTCGATACCCGTCCCCGTTCGGGACGATCTTTGCTCTATTCGCAAATTTCATAATTCGTATATCCTCCGTGTGTCGGCGATCAATTCGCCGATTCTATTCTTTTGCTCCGGCTCCAGTACACGTCGGAAGGTGTAGACAGCCGCCTCAAAATCGTCTAGCGGCTTCCTCAGCGCTTCCTTGCACTGTTCCTCGACACCCCCACCAAGTGTCTCAAGATTGAGCGTAAAGTTCGGGCATAGCTGCTTGATGGCACACTGTAACCTGTACCAGCCTGTCAAGCCCCCGAATTTCATATCAAAGTTATGGAAGGGGTGAATACCCTCTCCCATTTCGCGATTGATGATATGAAGATTAGGACATGGAATCAGAAGTCGCGCCCCGACATCGAATGCATCGATCTTGTTCTTCAGCTGTTGTACGGGGTTTGTTCTAAATAGTTGGTCGACCATTTTACCTAGGTTAACTAGGACGTCGCGGCCAATGAACTGCGTGGTTTCGAGCACCGGAAGCTCCGTCTCAACGGTCAGCAATCCGATGTTCAGCATGAGCTTGTCTTCCGGTACCTTCTTACCGGCTGCGTGCTGGACCATGACCCCATAGAAGTGGTCAATCACCCTGAGTTGGTCGATGGTCAACTCTTCGTAGTCGTCGATAAGACGAACGCTCAGCGAGTTGCTCAGCGTCTCTTCCATTGATTCGAGATGTTCGGGCAGCGACATCCCACCGCCGTCGAACTCATCGGTCTCGATGAGCACATGGATGTCAGACCGCTTCTCCGGTATCTCACCATAAAAGATAACCTTCGGGTCGCTGTACTTCTCAACAGCGAGTTGACCCAGGTTAATTTCCCGGCGTCTTCTGGTATTGACCAACATCTGGAATAGCTCTCTACGCAGTTCCTTTTCCATTCTTCTTGTCCCTCAGATCCTTCAAGATCTTGTAAGTACGATTGTTCTTATGGGCGTAACTCTTGAGTCGTGCCGTTTGCCGCCAGTCCTGCATCCTCTTGTCAAAGATCACCTTCACACAACGCATAAGCACCTTGTACTCATCTATCTTGCGAAGACAGCGACTACAAGGTGCGTCATGGTAGCACTTGATGTCGTCGCAGCGATCAGTGATGAACGCAAAGCTGCGGAAGTTATCGCAAGGCTGGTAGCATCTCGTGATACAAAAGACCGTGGACATCGTGTGAGGGAACTGGTTGATCGGGCAAGCACATCTGGGAATGTCATCAAAGGACGTGTCTTCGAGCGCTACGTCAATCAACTCCTGTAACTCCAGCTTTCCCTTTGCCTTCCTCATGTCGGTCCTCGATTGCCACCGCTAAAACCCTGACAAGCCGTCTGATACCCGACATGATTGCTGCCGAGAGCCCTACGATCCAGTACAGCGATGTCACGCCGACGAATTCGACCAGTACAAGGGCACAAACGGCCACCAGTAGGCCAGCAGCAGCAGCCCCAAACGGAATAAGAACAATGCCTGCAAAAAGTTCGTTGTCTGTCATTACAGCTCCTTCAGACGCGCTCGCGCCTCATAGTAGAAATCTTTGTCGTTTTCACTCAATTGTTTCAGCCCGGACCCACCGCCTCTCGAACCTGTGAACAGGTTGAGGATGGCTTCGAGTTCGTACTGAGGGATTCCCTCTTTTTCAGCGTCCTCTACGATGTCGTCGTAGCGCATCTTCAAGAGGTCGAGCAGGAATCGGTAGTCCGACTCTTCCTCGTACCACTTGCGCCAGTGCTTGAACATCTCGGCGACCACCGGAATTCGGGACGCAACTACAGCGGCACCGAATGCATCGGCCTCGTCATCGGTTGTGAACTTGTGCCCCCAGCGGTCAAACACTTCCATAAGGACGTGTGACTTCTTGGCTTCCGAGCCGCCCGTGGCCACCTTCTTCAGCGTGGACACGTTGGCTAGGACGCAGTACGGAATCTCGTAGTCATCTGCTTCCGCAGCTGAGGTCATGATCTCGTACAGCATCCCACCGACTCGACACAGATCCATCATGGAAGAGATGTTGGTCGAGACGGTAACTGCCTCCCATGCAAGGATGCGTGGGGGGTACTCCCGGATGACCGCTTCCATTCGGTCTCCGATGTATTGAAGGCGTTCACGAGTCGTGCCATCTTTGGCCGCTGTCTCGATCGCCTCGCTGTAGAGCAGACGTTGTTGGTTGTCTACTACACAGATTCCGACACTCGTCAACGAGAAGTCAAAGCCAACGAAATACTCGTTGCCGTTGTCAAACTTCTCGAAGAGGTCGAAGTTCTCAAGAACCATCGCCCTCTGCTGTCCCGCGCTCCACTTCACTCTTCCCATTTTCTCGCTCCTTTTTGTACTCTTTCTCTTTATCAAGGAGCTTGCTCAGATTGGCCGGAATAACAGGGGGTCGATCTCGGTCCTTGCGATTTGGCGCATAGGTGTTCCGAGCCCCTGGAATGATAGGCTTTTCGTTCTGACTTTCCACTCCTTTCTTGCAAGATGGGCAAGTGGTCTTGTAACACTGAAACTCGCCGTTGTAGCTCATCTTGAAGAACTTCTTCGTCCTGAATTGTTCACCACAATCACATCTGAAATTGACATAGCTCATGCCGTCTCCTGAAACTGTCCTCGGAAATTCTTGTTTTCGTGGATGATCGACTCGCCATTCTCCTTGATAACGTGCAAGTTGGTATGGCCGTGAAAATAGTCGCTCATCGCCTTCTGGTGTCCGACGAAGATCAAGGTCTTGCCCTCGTTTTGTTCGAGGACAAACTCAAGGACGCGCTGGATGCCAGCGTCGTCCACTCCGTCAACGGCCTCATCGTCGATGATGAAACCGAGGTCCATCATGTTGTTCAGCGCTGTAGCAGCCGCCTTTGAAATCCTGGCTTTCTCTCCTTTCGAGAAGATGCCGTATGGGAAATACTTTCCCTTCTTGGACACGTTGGTGAAGACCAGTGATAACTCACTACCGTCCTCTCGGAGTTGACAGTGGTAGTCCCCATCTGTCATCGCATCGAGGCAGACGTTGATGTTCTCTTGAAGATTCAGGATGAACGAGTTGAACCGTGCCGCCTTCGTCTTCTTCATCGCGTCTTCGAGCGCATCACATGCGTCGATGTCCGTTCCGGCCTGTTCGATGGAATCCTTCAGGTCGTCGCGTACCCCCTGAGCCTCTGAGAGCGACGCACGCTTGTCCGTGAGGCTGGCCTGAATGTTGGCCGGTGTTTTCTTCTCCGTGCGCTCTACGCGGCTCATGAGAGCGCTGAGGCGCTTGTCGCAGTCCTTCACGAACTTCTCAGCCCGAACAAACTTGTCCAGCTTGTTCCCCAGCTTGGTGTACCGGGTAAGCTTGTCACGTCCGGCTTCCACCTCGGCCTCCAATTCCTCAATCCTGTCGCTCAGGTCTGAAATCTTGGAGTCGAGCGTCGAGATGTCCACCTCGACATCAACCTTCTTGGCTTGATAGGCGTCCACCTTCTTTTGGTGCTGGTCGACCTTGGCCTCCAGCTTCTTGGAGTCACCAAGCAGGTTGCCGCAGACATCACACTCACCGGTTGGATTCGTGGTGAGGTTATCCAAGTTCTCCTTAGCCGACTGCATCGCGGCTTCAATCTTGGCCAGCTTATTCTGCTTACTGGTACGCCTCTTCTTCTGAGTGTCACGCTCCCGGCTCAACCGCTTCACAGCGGTACTCTTGTCTTCGAGCCCGCCGACCTCTTCCTCAAGCTCCCTGAGTTCCTTCTCAACACCCGGCTTCTTCTTTAGAAGCTCCGTGAACTCGTCTCGCTCATCTCGTTTGTCGGAGATGTCCGACTCAAGCTGTTCGATCTTCTCGGCCTTTTCTTCTTCAAAGGTTTCGAGTTGATTCTTGTAGTTCTGAATGTCCTTCTTCGCGGACGCGATCATCTCGTCACGAGCTTGGAGAAGCTTCATGTCGGAACGCCGTTCTGACTCAAGGTCTCGGCGGCGACTACGCACTTCCTTAATCCACTTGTCATACCGAGCCGTGTTCAGGATCTCGGACACGACCTTGTTCAACTCGGTCGAAGTCAGTGCGACCAGTGGTTTCCGGTCACTGTCTGAGTAGGCGCAGTAGTACAACACGTCCTTACTCAGCCCCAGCTTCTCTTCGATGAGCTTCGTGGTTTCTCGCTTCGATGTTGCGTGTGTTCTGTCCTCTCCGTCCACGCTAAGGAAAACGTTGTTGCCTTCCTTGGGGTGGTTGCGAACACGCCGGACAACAACCTCTTGCCCGTCTACGTCAAAAGTCAATTTAACCTCGGTAAAGTCGTCGAACTCTCCGATGATATCGTCGCGACTCACGTCTTTGCGAAGGATATCCTCGAAGAGCGCCCAGACAAAGGCCGAACAGAACAGGCTCTTACCCGCTCCATTCGACCCCTGATTCTGCTCGTCCCGGTTGTCCCCGGTGACGAAGTAGACGCCTTGACCCAGGTTAAGTTCCACATCACTTAACAACAGGTAGTTGTGGATCTTAATCTGCGTCGGTCTAATCACTCTGCCTCCTACCTAATCCAATACGATGCCAGCAATCCAGCGAAGAAGAAAAACCATATCAAAAAGATGATACGGTCAGTTTCCATTGCTTGGTGCTTGAGGCTTCTGGTTGGGGTTGAGGATGTAGTGCTTGATGAAGTAGCGACCCCGGCTCGTCAACTCGGGTTGAATCTCGGGGGTCTGTCCACGCTTTCGGTAGTATTCTTTGATGAGGTAGTGCTTGACCAATCCGTTCAGGATGGTTGCGGTCGCGATATACTCTTCGACCACAAGCTCTTTCTCTTCGTAGGTATCCACGAGAGCCTGAACGTGTTCGTCGGTCAGGTACAAGTGGAGGTGTCTGAGGTGATTGATCTCGATGTTGTCTCGAAGCGCCACCTGTGTGAAAGATGGTCGTCTAATCTGTCCAACTGCGTGCATCTCTATCTCCTAAAAGTAATCCCAGCCATCCCATCGCTTCATCGTCAGGGTGTCTAGGAAAGATTCAAAACGGTTACTGTCAACTCGGGCCATCTCTCGCAAGACAGCTTCTTCATCATTGCCTACGCTCTGCCATCTGCGGCGGATGAATCCCTCCATTCCGCTTGAACCACGATGGATACTACCTGAAAACGCCGCTGCTACCATGCGTTCGGACTCAAAACCCAAGTCCTCCAACACAGACAGGATTGGCTCAAGGTAGTCCTCTTCGGCCAACTCGCGTTGGATGGCTTTGAACTCAGGCACCTTTGCGAATTCCTCGAACTTGTCCGTCCAAGGTCGCTCCCAAATGTCAATCCATTCCTCTTGGTCGGTGGCCGGGTTATGGGCCGGTACCTTCTTGACTCGTGGTCCCCGTAACTTCCCGGTCTCCAAACCACTTGGGCCTTCTCTGGTTACTGTGAGAAGTAGAGCATCCCAAGTGGGGCCGAAGATACTCTTGAACTTCTCGGGGTTCTCCTTGGCGCAGCGCTTCAATAGCTCACCAAGACTGCCACCGTCTTGCGTGAACTGGAGGACGCCGAAGCTCAACCCGATGTGGATCTCGCCTTCGGCCCGGTGGTCCTTGAAGTGTCCTCGGAACTCACCGTCTTTGTTCATCGCCCCGTATCTGCCACCGGACTCCTTCCCGATGGTCGGCTCCATGACCCGTCGAACTGCTTGTTGCTTCGGTGTAAGTAAGGAATCGCTCATGATGCGCCATGTTTTCGGTCCAACGATCCCATCTGATACTAGCCCACGAGCACGCTGCCAATTCGTCACCCTCTTAACGAAAGAAGCGGACTCAACGGTCGAGAGACGTGTCGTGCCGAGTGCCTTACAGATGTCACATAGACCCCACCCCAGCCTTTCTTGCCAGTACAGGTTCTTGTTGACTTTCTCTTCGGTCTTATCGTCCAACATATCTCTCTCCGTTGAGTCCGCTGTCTTTACGAGGGTCTTGACAGCCTTTATCAGCTGCGTCAACCACATTACTGCTCCTTTGCTCGTCTCAGCTTGGCCACATTCGTGTCCATGAAGGTCTGAGAATCCCCATTCCCTTTGTTGATGACCACTTTGATATAGCGGTCGTGGGGATAAATCTGCTGTGCCCGCACGAAGCGCTGAATCATCTTCAGGTTCGCGAGCTTGCGCCCCAGAAAGAGCCCGATGTTCTTCGGGCTCTCGAAGTCCACCTGAACCAGAAGCCGTTTCTGGTTCTCATCTCCGGTGATCTCGAAGGGCACGTTTGGAATAATCATTCGCACGATGTGAGTCAGGGCCTCCAGCATCTCTTTGTAAGTGCCAAGGCCGAAACCTTCATCCCGTTCTACTTTGTCCACTGGTTCTGTCGACATACCTAATCCTCAAGTGGTACTGCAAAAAGCGTTGCATCAATATCTCCTAATCACGATTGACTTCCTCAAAAATCTCGACTGCTCTCTTCTGGACCTTGCTGCCAACCTTCGCTCCGACCATCTGGGCTCGGATGAGGTCAACGTCCTTCTGTCCGTTCTCTTCAATGACATCGACCCGTACTTCCTTATCAGAACTGGATTCACGGGACAGTGGAGCAGTCAAACGATAGAAATGTTCCTTGTAGCCCTCAACCTCGATACGCTGGTCAGCCGTGGCTTCGCCCGTCACTTTCATGACGGTCTGGCTCATGGCTTCGTCAGTCCAATCGGTGCTGAGAAAGTCGTCTACGTCCATTTTCCTAATGTTGTACTGAACCGGGTTGTCAAGCGTGTTAAGCTCGTACCCGTCTTCAGTAATCACTAGCTCAGTTGCACTACGTTTGTAATGCTCACCGAACTTCAGGTCGAAGGGCGCACCAACGTAATGCGCGTCCTCGTGAACTTCTTGTGCCCGGTGGAAGTCCCCTCCCAGACACAGGTCGAAGTTGGACGTTATTTCTTGACCTAGGTTAACTCCGCTGGGCGACGGCATGCCGTTGTCCAGCATCGCGTTCTTGGTCGGAAAGTGAAACAGCATGACGTTGTACTGAGAGCTATCAGCAATTCGCTCATTGGTCTCAGCAATCTGCCGTTCCAACTCATCGTAGTCTGAGATGTACGGGAAGCAGTGGAAGTCCACGCCTCCATGTCTTACCATCCGCTGATTCAGGACAACGTTGACGTTGTCCCCGTGTACCAGTTTGTCCGCTGCGCCAAGCACAGTGAACACGTTCCCTTTGTCGAGAACGCAGTGGTTCCCCTCGATGAGCAAGGAGAATTTATCAGTCGCGGCGATACATTTGATCAAGTCGTTACTGTACGTCTGTACAATGGGGTCAAGTGTTGCTGCGTCGGTCCAATCACCGAGAAACAGCAACCCGTCGTAATCTTCTGTCCTCACCTTCTTGCACAGCCATTGAACAAAGTTGGACTGCGCGACAAGGAGGTGTGAGACTCCCTGTTTGTTGAGGTAGAACTTCGGGTTGCTGTTCGTCAGGTGAAGGTCGCTAAACACGAGATACTTCATTATCAGTCAAACTCCTGGATGACTTGTGGGCCTCGTTTCATACACTCCTTTTCGAGAAGCACACGGAACTTCACATCGTTGTGAATGAGCTTGCGTAGCTTCTTCTTCGTGTACTTGCCGTTCCATTCAGCCAGTTCGTGATCTTCATCCATGTCCAAGTTGTACGTCGAAGCGTACAACCCGGCGACGCCACTCATGTGAGCCGCATCAACCAATGAACCGATGTAGTCCAGACCAAGGTTCTCATAGAACCGAATCTCTACTTCACCACTCAAGGCCATCTCCTGTCGGAGTTTCTTGAATCGAATCACGAAAGGCCAGCCCTTCCGATACTTGACATTGTTGCTCGACCTTTCAGACTGAAAGCTACGGTCGTAACCGCGCTTCAACTCCAGTCTGACAGACGGATAGTATTTCAGCGCTGAGTCGTGGGCCGGATTGTACTTCTTGTTGCCGTACCCGATGTTGTCCCTGTAGTGATTCGTATACAGGAATAGTACACCAAGTCGTGCGAACTCCAGTAGGTGGAGTTGGAAGAAGTTGTGTATCTCCGATGCCTTGCCGCCCACTTGCTTGCCGTCCTCGAAGTCGGTGCTCTTGCCTTTGACCTCGCCTTCGAGCCGTTGCCGGTCTCCGTGCGAGAGCAATGCACCCATCGAGTCAACAGCGATTGCAATTGGTGGCAGTTCTTCGTGAGGGTTATCCCCTGATTTCTCAATCTTCTCAGCGGCCTCTTTGTAAGGCTTGAGGATTGATTTCACCGTATCGTTAAGCTCTTTCATCGAAAGGATCGGTTTAACTCCGTACGGCAGATCATCGACGGTCTCTTTGATGTTACGCTTTCGCAAGAAGCTAGTCGCATAGTCTTCATCAAAGTCCATCTCATAAGTGAGGAAGTAGCTATGACCGCCTCGCTTGATGTTCTCTGCCAAAACTTCATAGCAGGTCCGCGTCTTGAGTGCGGACTGTGCGCCATAGATGTCACTGACCCGTCCGTATGGGAAACCCCATTCGGAGTTGTCGGGTGCGTGCATCATGTGCAAGTCCCAAGACGGATATCCGGTTGAGCAATAACCGGGAATTCCGTAGGTGTCCTGCATTTTGTGGAGTTGCATCATGGGATGACCCCCGGCACCGGAAACAGACTTGACTACCTCGTCGAATAGTCCTTCCATCAGGTCTTTCGACTTCTTCTTAGCCATTTTGTCTCCTGTACTTCTTAACCGGGGTTAACCGGGGGTCACCTGCTCAGTCTGCGAGTTCTTCCTTGATGTCTTCAGCCTCTGCCATGTCATCGGTGCCGAGGACGTCCTCGTCATCGAAGTCTTCGTCGAAGCTGTCCGGGTCCAGTTCGCCCTCGTCCTCGTCGGCGTCTCCACCGTTGTCGAACTCGGGATCGAAGCTGTGATCCATCTCTTCCAGATACGCCTTCATCGTCTCCTTGTCGAACTTCTCCAAGGCGATGGCGCGGTCTTCGAGGCTGTCCGACTCCGGCTCGACGTTCTCCATGTCGACACCCACTTCGAGTGCCATTTCCAGAAGGGCGTCTGCGTCCGGCTTCCACGACTTCGTCTTGCTCGACGTGGTGAATCGGACGGCGTACTCCTTCTTCTTGATCTCGCGACCACCGCGACCCGTGAAGGTTCCACCCTCGTTCGAGCGGACGATCTGAAGGAGGTACTTGTCGGGGTTCATCAGCGGATCTTCGTCCTCTTCCACAGCCTTGATCTCGCACTGCTCGCGGACTTCACCACCGACGCTCTTGTTCGTGCTGACGATGCCGGGGCTCGCGAGAGCCGCTGCCGCCATGTCGTCATCCATGTCATCCGGGACCAAGTCTTTGGCCTCCTTCAGACCCTCGGGAGTCGACTTGTCCACGCCAACGATGGCGAGGAAGTCGTCGAGGTGCGCTTTGATCAGCTTCGCGTCAGACGTGGCGAAGCGCTTGGTCGAGTCGAGCTTGAAGAACGGCGTGAAGTCGATCGCCTGAAACTTGGCGCGATGGTTCTCCATGTCGTTCTTGAAGGTCTCCTTGTAGATGCCCGGAGCGCAGTCCGTAGCCTTCCAGTGATCCCATGCCGTCTGACAACGGAAGCAGTTGCTGAAGCTCTTGTCGAGCTTGTAGCCGCCGTCTTCATCGTTGTCCGGGACCGGGTCCGTCCGGCCACATCGGTGATAGGGACCGAAGTGCTCCAGCATGTCCACAACCGGTTCCAGCGTCTCGCCGATTCCGGGGAACACCCAATAGACGTTGAGTCCGTCGCCAATCTTGAGGCGGTGGTCTTCACCGCCACCCATCGCTTCCGCCTGCTTCTGGCGCTTCTCAGCGATTTTCTCAGCGAGTTCGTCGTTACGTGTGTTAAACCCTTTAGCCATTGCTTCTTCTCCTAGTTGTTCGTTGGATACCTAAAAGGTATACCAAATAGAACTTTGATTTTCAAAAAACGATTAGAACAAAAGGTGTTTCTCAGCAATACGGGGCGCTAGTCTTCCAGCAACCCGGTTGCAATCTCGGCCAACTTGCCGTCGACCTCTTCGGGGTCCACCGTTTCGATCTCGGTGGTACCGACGACGAGCATCCCGACCTCGATGGCCGACTCGACGGTCTTCTTGGCCGTCCACAGGATGTTCTTGAAGGTCTCGATCTCTGCGATCTTCTCCTTGAACTCATCGTACTCGGGCTGCGAACGCATGTAGGCGTCGATGGCAGCGTTGGTCGTCTTGCCTCCCTCTTTGACCAGCGGGTTGCGGTCGTCTTTGAGGTTGAGGATTCGACCCTGTTCGGCACGCCAGATACGGAAGGCATCCTCGGTGCGCGAGCAGTATTCCTCAGCGCTGTACGCGAGGTTACAGATGCCTTGCTTGACCTTCAGTAAGAAGGTGAAGACTTCCGTGGGGTGTTCTTCCACAACCCGAAGGGTGTCGAGAACTTGACCCAGGTTAATAACGCTCGCTTCTCCGTCTTCGTCGATGACGATCTCAAGGTTTTCCTTGACCGCCTCGGGCATGATGTCTTCCATGATCTCTCGTGCTTTCAGTGTGTGTCGACTCATTGATATTCCTCCAAATCCATTTCATCCCAGATGACGCGACAGTAGCTTCGCGGACTGTTGAGAACGACTTGAACTCGTCCGTTCCATTCGTCCTTCTTGCCAGTCAGTTCGACTAGCTGTCCCTTCCACGGGCGGTGAATGACCCCGTTTTCGTCCGGGCGGTCTAAGTCCCGGCTCTCGAAGAAACCTGGCCACATCATCACAGTGTGTTCTTCACCTTCATCAACCAATGTCATTCTCGCATACCATCCTCCATTCTTGGTCTTCTCAACCCTCATGTCCTCGACGTACCCGCCGACAAACATCGCTTGGTCCTTCTTGACCCGCGACAGTCTGCTCTCGGGATACGACTGAACCTTGGGATGGAATGGCGCAACCTCTTTCCAAGGCTTCACAATCATGCCGTACGCATCGTTCCGTTCTTGATACCACCGGAATTTGTTGCGATGCGACAGGTCGTAAGGAATGCCACCATCCTTACGGCCATTGTCTTTGCGAATCTTGAAGTAGATTTCAGCCACTTCCCAAGGCGGGGCAATAGGGTCGAAAAACCCTGCTTTGATAAGCTTACCCATGACACCTTTGTGAACCTTCCGAAGATCGCACTCTTCCATCATCTCTTCAATGGAGGTGAATCCCCGGCGTCCGTCCTTGCATAGCTCGCCAATGACGGACTGACCGATTCCGTTGATCGCTCGCAAAGGCCAGTAAATCTGGTCTTCGCCCTCGGCTGGTTCAAAGTCTGGCGCATACCCGTATATAGTCGGGTACACGATCTCGATGCCGTACTGTTTGACCAAATGCTTCAGGTCTTGAGGACTACCTGCGTCCTTTGAGCTATCGCTGTACTTGAGCACAGCGGGCCAGAACTCGACGTTGTGTCGAGCCTTGATATACGCCTGATAATAGCTCAGCAGCGTGTAGGCCACGGCGTGGCTCTTGTTGAATGAGTATTCGGCGAACGCCACGATTTTCACCCACAGGGTCTCCATGAGTTCCTGTTCGTAACCGTTCTCCTTGCCGCCCTCGATGAAGACCTCTTTCCACTTCCTCATCGCCTTGAGCTTCTTCTTGCCGCAGGCTTTTCTGAGGTAGTCCGCTTGCGAACCGGAGAATCCGGCTATCTCGCGAGCGATCTCCATCATCTGTTCCTGATAGACTAGGAGTCCGTGTGTCTCACCGAGAACCTTCTTGAGATCCGGGTGATCGTACTCGGGCTCCTTGCTGCCATGCTTGATACGGGCGAAATCCGTGTGAGCATCCGCAGCAATCGGGCCGGGTCTAACCAGCGCGACCGCTGCAACAAGCTCGTCAAACCTGTCAGGCATCAGGTCTTGGAAGTAGTTTCGCTGAGACCAAGTGTTGAACTGGAAGATACCCTGAGTTTTAACCTGGGTAAAAAGCTCCAGTGCCTTCGGGTCGTCCAGCGGGACATCCTCGATTGGAGGAATGTCCACTCCCTTTCGCTTCTTGATCAGTTGACCGGCGAACTCAGAAACGCTCACGCCTTCAACAGTCAGGAAGTCAAACTTCGGGTGACCAGCGGCCTCACAGTCCTGATATTTCCACTGTGAAACCATTGCTCCACTCTTGTGTTCGTAGAGCGGAACGCACTCGTTGAGCGGGAACCTTGTGATAAGCGAGCCACAGGCGTGAACCTGTGTGAAGGTCACCATCTCTTGAAGAGGCATGATGACGTCCTCGATCCAGTCGCTGTGCATCGCGACGAAATCTTGGAACTCAGCACTGCCTTCGAGCCGTTCTTCTAGCTCAGCCCGCCCTCGGGCCGTAGCCTTGGCGTGAGTGTTCGAGAGCAGCGCTGTCAGCCTGCCAAAGCTGTACTGAACATGCTTCCCGTTGTTGTCGGGAATGGCATAACCATTGCTCGCAGCGACCTTCTTAATCGCTGATACAATCTTGAGTCGGCCATAAGCACCGATGTCACAGACGTATTCTTCTCCCCACTTGTCCTTGATGTGGTGTTTGATTTCATCACGGGCCTCGGCGCTAAAGTCGAGGTCGATGTCAGGCAGGTCGTTTCTATCAGGGTTGAGGAACCGCTCAAAAATGAGGCCGTGCCTCAGCGGGTCAACCTTCGTGATGTCTAGTAGATAGGAAACGAGACTGCCAGCCGCACTACCACGCGCAAATCCACGGCCAAGCCCTTGTTCATCAATGTACGCACACAGGTAACGAATGATCTGGAAGTAATCGAGGTATCCCAGCTGCTCGATGATCTCGAACTCATACTTCAGACGGTCGAGGTAGACATCGAGGGTGTGCAGGTTATGCTCGAATATCTCCCTCGGTTCCGCTACCGCTGTGAGATACGGTACAGTCTTCTCGTACTCGACTTCACCCTTACTGGCGTGCTCGAATGCGTAGATATGACTGAATGCGTCCCTGTATGCTTCCAGTTCGTCAAGCGACTGTAGGTACTCGCCTTCGAAAGCGATGTCGGGACACAGCTTCTTGAGGACGCCTTCACCGATGTATTTCAACAGGTCGCCTTTGACGCTCCCTGTCTCGGTCTCCATCTCGGGCATGTAATACGTCCCGGTCTGAATCCTCGCCTGACACTTCTCGGCGATCTCATCCAGATGGCTCATGCACTCGGCATCCAGTTCCTCGTCATAGACGATTTCGTCTCGTGACGGGAGGTAACCGTTTACCACGGTTCGGGGCAGGTTCTTCGTCATCCTGCCATCACCATCCATCCTGCGAACAATGTCGTAGAGATGAGACTGTCGCGCCTCGGGATAGTGAGCGTTGAAGGTGTAGACCTTCTTCATATCGAGGCCGCTCACTGCGGCGTTTCGCAGTTTGACCTCCTTGACTTCATCTTCAGCTGCGGGATTCATGCCCAAGTAGAAGTCATCTCCAAAGATGTTGAAGATATCGTACAGACGTTTCGGCACGTCCAGCTTCGTCGAGTTCGGTTCTACGTCACGTCCCCAACCGTCTTCAGTTGGCACGACGCACAGCAGACCTTCGCTGTGTTCCTCGATGACTTCGAGGTCAACCCTTGGCCGGTAGTAGAACCCCCGGCTCTTGTCATTGCTGAAGTTGTTGAGAGCGATGAGGTTCTTCAGCCCTTCATCATTCTTGGCGTACAGTAGAACGACGCCCCGAATGTTCTCCTTCATCGACTTATTCCGGGTCTCCACGTTAGGCGAGACCAGGAACTCCGTTCCTAGAACGGGGTGGATGTCGTTCTTGTCACATTCCTTCTGGAACTCTAGGAGCCCCGCGAGGGTCTGCTTGTCGGTCAACGCCAGCGTCTCGTACCCGAGTTCCGCTGCACGGTTGACCCACCTCTTCGGCTCCATTGTCCCACTCTTTAGAGAGTAGGTCGAATAGTTCTGCAAACTCCATATCATTCCGTGTCCTTTTTGGCCTCTCGTACAATGCCAACTACGTCTTGCCTGTCGAGGTATGTTGCATACACCCGACAGATTCCGCGAGCCCTCGAATCACACCGAAGGCACTCGGAGTGGTCGGCCTTATAGAGACCGTCGCTCGGTCGACACTGGAGTTCGTTCGAGTCGGTAGTTGGCTTGCTTTCGTTCGTACTCATAGATGGCCTCCAGATGCGCCACCGTTCGGTCGAGGTCGTTGTTGACCACGGTGTAATCCCAGCCCTCCAAGTCGTTGACTTCGGAAGCAGCCTTGGTCAGACGGCTGTTGATTTCGAGGTCGGTGCGACCGTCCCCAGCCATCCGCTTCTCCAACTCGTTGAGACTTGGCGGCACCAAGTGAACCCCGACGACCTGACCCGGATAGGCTTCCCGGATCTGGTTGAGGCCGTTCTTGTCCACAACTGCGACCGCGTCTTTGCGCTGGAGGAAGATGTCGTCAACGGTCTCGGATGCGAAGCCGTACAGGTTGCCTGCGTACTCCGTGAACTCCAGGAATTCGCCCTCAATCTTCATGTCCTCCATCTCCCCGAGCGACAGGAAGTTGTACTCTTCTCCCTCAACTTCGCCATCTCGTGGTGGCCGGGAGGTGTTACTCACCGCAACCTCCAGCCCACCGACCTCTTCGGTCAACAGGTTTGCCACCGTGGTCTTACCGACGCCGCTAGGGCCAACGAGGCAGACGATAACGCCTTCGTCGACCATGCGCTGACGGAAGACCGGGAGGCCGAGGACGCACGTCTTACCGTGGCTTGTGGCGCGTTGCCACTCACGGTTTGAACCGGGTGAAGCGCCGTGCAGGCTCAGGAGCATGTCACAGCGGTCAAGCCAGTGAAAATCTTGGTCCATCCAGTCCTCGTAGCCTCGGGGATGAATCTTGTCCCAGAAGTGGAAGAGGTGAGGGATGAACACCTGGAATCCGAGATCCCGTACTGCGTTGCCGACGCCAATTGCTGCCTCAGTACAGGTGTCGGGGTCGGAAGTGTAGGGGCCAGCGATGTACACTGAATCCACGTTTCTCAGGATTGCTTCCGCTCTCATAGCTTGTTCGGTCATCATTAACCTCGGTTAATTGAGTTCACGTCGAATCTTTTTGGCATCCGGGGTTTCGATGTTGTCCCGGAAGTATTTCGTCACGTCTTCTTCCAACGAGTCCACAGCGGTGTAGAACCCGGCGGAATCGTCGTCGTCCTCAGCTGCCTCCAGCTTCAGACGGTCGATAACACCGATTCCATCGGGGAAGTCGACATAGGCTTCGATCACAAGGAGTCGAATCTCCCCTTTGTAGTAGCCCTCGATGATGTCGCCCTCGACCTTGTCGCCACCCTCGTACATAACGAAAGCCATGTGGGGTAGCGCTGAGTCCAGCTGGACCTTGAGGTCTTCCATGCTCGTCTGCTCTTGTTCGCCTTCGTCTTCCATCTAGTCTCCCGTTGCACCAGCCGCCGCCTCGATAAGAGTGCCGTATAGATCAACAACACTCTGGTGTCTCTGACGAAGAGCCACTGCCGCGTTCATCTTAGTAGTATAGTGAATGATTTCCTGAACAGATGAGGCGTTTCCCAACTCTTGTTGAAGAAGCGTCTCATAGTCCTTGATGTCTTCAATTAGCCCCTCGCTGTCCTGCTTGTGAATCTTGAACAGGCTGACGACGCGCTCTTGTAGTTCCTTCTCTTTCTTCTCAATGCCCTTATTCATGCCTTCTCTTCCCTTCACTCTAACAATTGCATAACTCGCCTAACTTTTCCGCATACGCCCAAGTTTTTTCATTTTTATTCTCAGTCTGTCTCGCTCCCCCTGAGACTTGCGTATGCGGTACTTGAAGTAGGTCAGGAACTGTTCTTCGCTCAAATCGTCAGGGTCCATCCCCTTCTCAAACGGGAACCCCATCTGCCAATGCTTCTCGTTGATGCGCAGAATCGAAACCTTCTTGTCAGGAGCGAACTCGCCGATCTTGGTCGCTATATCGCGGGCCTTCTTTTCAGTGCCATGATCCAGACAGACAACGATCTCTTCGGCCTTAGTGTCTGCTAGCAACCTGAGTTGGCGCGGACTAATATTGACCCCAAAGAGACTGGTCGCATAGGCTTCGAAGCTGAGCAGACGAGCGGAGTCAAAGATCCCTTCGCAGACGAACAGGATCTTACCGTTCTTGACCCTGTCATAATTGTACAGCATTTGAGACAAGATCTTGCCGCTCGGGTTGAGCGTCTTGCGCTCCAACGATCGGTCAACAGCGTAAGCCAGATAGGCCCGGTCGCCGTCAGACTTTACCTCGAAGAGAACACGCCCTTTGAACTGCCCCATCTGAGGTGGGATGTATAGCTCGTGCTGACTCAAGAAGGTATCAACATCGTAGCCCCTGATATCCTTGATCCAACTCTCTACTTTCTCTCGAAGGGGGTGAGCCTTCAGCGGCTTCGAGCCTTGAACCCAGGTGTCAATCGACTCGTGCTCAGGTTCGACTTCCGAGCGCTTATGTCGGCGCTCAAACTGCTTCTCAAGAACCTGTAAGTCGGCCCTCAGTTCTTCGAGATTGCTCGCCTTTTCTCCACTGACGATCTCGACGGCTCGCTCAAACGAGACATCGAGGTAGTGCATCACGAACCACTCTACCGAACTACGCCAGTCACAGGTGGCACGCCAGCACCGGCAGGCCCCGGTAACCGGGTTGAGGTCAAAGACTGCCTCGGAGTTGTTGCCGCCGTGGCAGAACGGACACAGGAACCTGTACTCCACTCCCTGCCCACGGTTGTGCGCTGTTGCGTCCGGGAAGTGGGCTTCGACAAAGTCGATTATCTTGCTGGTTCTCTTCTCGTTCTGCTCCATAACTACTCCACAGGTCTCAGCTTGAACTTCTCGGCGGCACGTTTCACATCCTTGCGGGTGCGCCAGACCACATCATCAACCTCAGTCCTCCACAGATCCGTTGCGTACTTGCGCCAAATGAGCCAGTGATAGTTCGCCGAATCCGTCTTGCCGTCTCGGGTGAACGAGATGCGTGGCAGAATGATGATGTTGTTGGGCGGGCGGTGCTTCAGGAGGTTCTTACGATCGTTGCAAGGCTCCAGAAAGCTAGAGCGTACCAAGAAGGCGACACCCTTGCGGGCCACCTTCATAGCCTTCTTGACGAAGTCGGATGCCTTCTTGAGTTCCCCGTCGATCCGAATGGTGAATGGCGGGTTGGTGATGACCCAATCCGGCTGAATGTACTTCTCAACCGGTGCCTTCAGGAAATCAGTGGTGAGGTCAGCTTCGAGACTCGGGTCGATGTCATTGGTCTGAATCGGGTGCCCATACGCTCCGAAGACGTTCGCTACACCTCCGTCGCCAGCGCAGGGCTCTAGTACCCGCGACTTGCGGTTGAACTCATTCACGTCGTAGTCGAGGTATTCATACAGCAGGGCCACCGGGCCCGGTGGGGTGAAATATTGATTGAGATCCTTCTCCTTATCCGTCATCTCCTTGCTCATCCTTCTTTTTCCTCTTCTTGACGTTGAAACCTGCTACAGTCTCGTATTCCTTTTCTTTCTTCTTCTCTTTGGTAAACTTCTGCTTGAACTGGTTGATACGGTAGACCTTGTCCTCATCCGCCTCACCAGTCGGGTCTACGCTACCGTTGAACACCTCGTGCCACGGTAGCAACCGGTGGTTCTTCTCGAAGTAGAAGTAAATAATCTTGTTGTCAGTGGAGTTGTCACGAGTCTTCGTGACCTGAATTTTACCCCGGTTAAGTAGTCTATCCTCGGGGTCCACGTTGAACATGATGAGGTTGTCGCAGATCCTGGCGATGTCGTAGCTGCCACCGACGTCTTCAGACTTGACGCTGCCGTTTCCAACCGATGACGCCTTCATGGGCAGGGTACACAACATGATGAGCCCTAGCTCTTCAGCCAGCGCCTTGTTGTCCCAATACACCAAACCCTTGTTCTGCCACCACTGATCGCCTGCGTCGACCGGAACTTGATGATCCGGTGAGTCAATCGCGACAACATCAATGTCGATGCCACGATCCTCTTTGATTTCCTCGATCATCTGCCGGATGGTATCGGCAGTAAACTGGCGAGGTGTCACCTTCCCTAAGATGATCTTGCCCCACCCCTCCTTTTGAGCCGTCTTGAAGAATGAGTCACCCTCCGGGTCTTTCAGGTTGTTCTCATAAAGGGTGTCATATTCGCGATCCAACACGATAGCATCCAGTCTGGACGCTGCTTGGACCTTACGGTTCTCAGCAAACACGTAGAGAACGTTCATCCCGTTCTCGGGGTGCGCCGCTACGCGAATCAGGTTGGTGAGCAAGACGCTCTTACCGGCGTAGGTCGGACCCGCGACCGCCGTCAGTTCCTCGGGTTGGATACCACGAGGGAAATACTTCTTGAACGGGCTCATGTTCAAGGCCATCGACATCGTGATAGCAGAAGTCGTTCCCAACTCCTGACGCTCCATCTGTCGAGTCGACCAGTCCTCACTGTAGTCAAACAACTCATAGTCGCTTTCCTGAGCGTTGATCTCCCGTGAGCGACGCTGTAACTCCGGTAGGACTTGATCTAGATCTTCCCCTTGAAGAAGACTGTTGGACATATCGCTCAAGAGACGGAACGCCTCTTGTTCTGCACGAACGTCCTTCAGCTTCTCAAGGGAGAACCCGGCCCCGACCGTACTCGAACTGGAAAGGGAGTCAACCAGTTCATTCAGCGCCTTCTTATCGTCTGAATCCTTTTTGTCGTCGAGTTGGATGTACTGCTTGACCACCTCGGGGGCAGGTGTGTCAACCTTGCTGATTTCCAGCATCGCAGCGTAGAGGTACCTGTAAACTCCTTCCTCAAGGTGCTTCGGTTCCAGCTTGGCACGCCTGGCCTTCAGTAACACCGACTCGTCTTGCAGACACCCCGTTAGTAGTTTCTTTTCAAGACTCATCGAACCACTTCCTTCGTGTGCGTTTCCTGAACTGCCCGCCCTTCGAGAAACCGATGATGCGGTAGTTCGTGATTAACGAGTTGTACACTGAGTTCCCGTACCTTCCGAAGAACCCACCCTCTCGTTTCGAGCTACCATCATCTTGCTGCACGCGTTTGTGCGGAAAGTTGATATTGGTAGCCATAATGGTGGGCTTCACTTCCTCGGTGCGATGCTTGACGATCTGCTCGAAGACTCCGAGAACGTTCTCGGTCACCTTCGATTCCTTGCCTATCTCGTCAATCACGAGGAAGTCGCAGTCCTTGATGTACTGCCACATCTTGCTGGCTTCCGGCTCTCTGCCGAATTCAGCGTTGTTGTACAGGTTCAGCAGGTCTTTGAACGGAATGCAGTAGCCGCTCAGGCCACGCTCAATCGCCGAGCACAGCATGTGAACAGCCGTGATCGTCTTGCCAGTCTCGTTCACTCCAAAGAACACGAACGAAAGCCCGTTGTCGTACACCTCTTGGTTGATACGGTTGACGTACTCGGAGAACAGGTCTTCGTACCCCTTCATTGTCCCCGGAGCGGGCATCTCGTCTACAAGGTCGTACTCCTTGATAGTCCGCTCCATGATGTCTTCGTGCATCACCACCTCAAGGTCGTGGTACTGGACGTTTGCTTGCCAGAACCGCGCCTTGTATGTGAACTCTCGTGTGGCCTCTTTTCGTTCCTCCTTGTTGCTTTCATCGTACTTACCGAAGATCCGCTCCTTGTAGCGAGCGAGCCTTCCACCGTGATAGGACATCAGAAATGGATCGATGCCGTCTGCCATCCGTTAACCTCGGTTAAAAGTCCCAGCTTGCTTCGTCGGAGCGTCCCGCGATTTCCAGGCCATCAGCTGCCGATGTGTCGGCACCCTCTGTGATCTGCTCGCCGCGAACGAAAATCTCAATCTCGTCTTGCTTTTCCAAGAAGCCCAAGTAATTGCTACGCCTCTTGCTATCCCACTTCAGCCATTCCTTCGTCTTCTCAGTGACGTACTTCATCATCATGTCCAGCACCTCATCGAAGCGCGAGGCGTCACGTATCCCCATCGCTTCCGAAGTGTAGGTGAACATGTTCTTGACTCTCCCTTTCTCACCGCGCTTGAACTTGAAGGTCATCCCTACGTTCTCGCGGTAAGCGCTGGTGAATCTGGAATACAACTTAGCCAGTCTCTTGCCTCTCAGCATATCTTCTCCTATTTCAAAAGATCATCTACATCGACATACTCTAACTCGTGCTCTTCAGCCTTGTACGTTCTGATCCGGCGTCGAGCGTGTTTCGCGAACCACGGATGCCCGTTGTCCTGAAAGTCGACGAATGTGACCGTTTCTTCACGGTCAGTGTTGACCTCGCCGTTGGCCATCTTCTCTTTGCGCAGGATGCGACCAATCTCCTGTTTGGTCTGGATACCGGACTTACCGGCACCAGCCTTGATTCCCAGGTCGCAATGAAAGTTCAGCCCCTCGGAGAGCACGGTTCCAAACAGGATAGGCAGGTCGCCCTGCTTGAACGCCTCGATGTCCTCGTCTCGTGAGTATGAACTTCCATGAGCGAAGGCCATCCCGTCCTTCGGAATGCCGAAGTCGGTGGCCATCATATCCATGAGCCGTTCACCATGCTCGATCCGTGTGACAAACCCGATGGTCTGACCGTTGTCCTTGAACTCCGACAGCGTCAACTCACAGATAGCCCGGTTGCGGAACTCATCGCCCACAATGATCCGGTCGTACTCTTTGTTGTAGGTCAGTGGGTTGGAGTCGAAATACACGTCGTTGCGCACCACTTTGATGAGAGGCCGTGCAAGCCACCCAGCGTCGATGAGCCACTTCGTTGATATCTCATGAATGGTAGGGCCTAGGTAGCCCTCCAGAAGTCCGTCTCGGTTACCCTCAGTGCCGTCTGAGCGCTTGATAGTAGAGGTCTCCGGTGTACCAGAGAACCCGTGGCGTAGCGAAGCGTTCTTGCAGGACTTCGAAATTGAGCGCCATGTGTTCGACTGGAGGTGGTGAACCTCATCAAAGATAAGGTACTCGACGCTCTCCAGATACTTCTTGATGCGCGCCCGCTTCTTCTTGCCTTTTGACGATGTCAGCGTTTTGTCGATGGCGACGGTGAACTGCTCGGGTTGCCATAACCCATCACCGATGAACCCCACGGGCTCATCCATGTACTCTTCCAGTTCGCCCCGTAGCTGCTGAGCGAGATCCTTGGAGTTGATTACGACGAGGGTCTTCTTGCGCCACGTCTTGACCAGCGCAGCCATGATGACTGTCTTACCGGCACCAGTAGCGAGGTCGAAGATACCTCGTGTCTTCTTGTAACCCCTGACCAATGACTCAAGCTGGTAGTCCCTGAGCTTCAGCGGGTTGCCGCCGATCTCCATGTCATCGAGGTGAAGCTTGGCGACACCCATGTCTGGCATCTTGCGAATGCGCCTCTTGTCCTCGATTTTGTACTCAACGCCAGCACGCTTCATCAGCGTGACGACGCGAGGCAGGAACCCGGTGAGAAAGCTGCCTTTCTTGGTGACGAAGTATTTGTACTTCGGCATCCTTGGATTGTGCTTGCGCGCCCAGAAGTCATTCTCTTGGCGCAGGTACCTACGAAGGATCTTGATAAGTTTTGTCGTAACCCCGTTTAGCTGCGACCTGTAGTCGTTAACCTCGATTAAAACCATTTTAGCCCCTAGGTCCAGTGTCCTTTTATTCCGTCAATAAAAGAATTGAACCTAGGGGCTAAACTTTCCGCTCAGGGCCGAATTTTCTAAATTAGTTTAGGACGGCTCGAAGAAGGTGCTGCAATCGTCTGACTTGGAGGGAACGATATCGCGTGTGTAATCCTGAACATCTGCGAAAATGTTCGGGAAGCGCACAACCTCTAGCTCCATCTTGTGCCACCCTTCTTTGATCGACTTGATCATCACCGGTTCCTCTACGATGTCATACGGCGGGTATGTCATCGGCACGAACTGACCGGGGTAAAACGAGATCCCCTTGTCATAACGAGCCTCACACTTATACGAGATCTTACGAGATGAGTTGACCCGAGCCAGCCGAGTTACCACGTCCCGCGCCACATTTGGCTGGTGGACGAAGTCGGCCTGAACACTGAGTTCACTGGCTTGCCCCTTCGCCTTGTCGGCTCTTCGGCAATACTCGTTGTTCGAGGCATTCAGAAGGATTTCACCTTCGAAGGTGTCTGTGATTCGGTTCTTACGGTATTCGTAGACCACCCGGTTGTACAGGCTTTGATACCCCTGATCGCCCTCACTAATCTTGTTTCCAAGGTTCAAGTTGTAACACAGCGGGTTGTTCCAGTCCGGCACCTGCTTGATATCCAGGACTCCGAACTGGAGCTTCCCGTCTCGCATGTACCAGAAGAACCCGAACTGGTGACAGATCTCTTCGATGAGCTTCGAGCTATTCCAAGGCTGCGTCATGAAGACCGACGCCTCGTAGTGAGGGGTCTGCGCCTTGACCTTCTTGATGTTTGCTCGATCGATCAGTCGCTCACCAAATGGATACTCTCCATAAGTCGAGATATGATAATCCAGAATATCGAGCGGGTGAACTAGGACGCCGCCGCGCTCGATATACCTGCCTGCCTCGTCTACCTGTCCGGCAAATGAGGCGTAGAGGACAGATGAGCCCACACCGTTTCTGATAGCGAACCGTCTGTCAAGAGAGCCTAGCTTCCAGTTCCATTCGCCACCCCTCAGCTTGACGGCTTGAAGCCGCTGGCCGTCACGCGTCTCAGCGGTAGTCACCTTGTGATAGGGGTCGTAAAGCTTGCCTACATACTCAACAGACCGGTGGGTCTCCCTCGTATATGGGTCTACAACCTCCCTGTGTTCCTCATAGTGGTTATCCAAGACCTTGGGGAAGGGTGAGTGTACCACATGCTTCTGTATGCCCCTCAGCTCCCTCTCAGACGGCCCCTCGTTTTCCTTCTTCCCTACCACGATGTCAATATCGGCTGCGCTCTCTACAGCACACTTGTTGGCAGCATAGATATACAGGTCGTCACCAGCTGACAGGCTGTTGTTGAGCATCACCTTCTTGCTCACGGCCTGCATCATGGGGACGTTGTATTGGTGGCCGTACGCCAGTGGGAAATACGAACCGAGGTCAGCCCCGTTCTCGGGGACCGGCTTTCGAACTACCCTGAAATGACGGGCATGGAAATACTTCTCAGCCGTTTCCTCGTTCTCAAGGTCTGTACCCAACTCATCAATGTCCTTCTCAGTGAGGTCTCCGCGCTTGAACCTGAGCGTATTTACGAAGTCATCCTCGTCCGGCTTGTAGGACTCGGTGTAGCTGTACGGATTCTCAGCCGGATCTCCGTTCTCGTCGAGTGCAACGTCTGGCTTCTTCAAGGCTTCATACCGGCTCCCGTATTCAGTGGGCACCGAGAAGTAACACCTCTCGAACCAGTTGCCGGAGGTGTCCCGTCTCAACTCGGAGCTAATACAGACGCCAAACTTCCCTGAAGCCTGTCCCAGAAGAGCCCCGTTGAACTCCTTGTAGTTCACGTTCTCAGGGTCGTTGTACCCCGTTTTGACAACCGTCCCCTCTCTAACAAGACTGGAGAGCGGTCTCATCATGTCGAATCGCAGCCCTCGCAGCCTGTCTACAAACAGTTCTGCAATGTCATCACCGTTGCCATCTGGCACGAAGAGGTCATCGCCACCGGTCGTGTTGTCAACATGGAAGTCGATGTGTCCAACTATGTACTCAGACGATAAGAACTTGAGCGGGTCGTGAGCCTGAAGCTGGCCGTACAGATCTCTAACCGTTGCCCGGTGAGACAGCGCGTACTCATGCTTGTCTGACTCAGGAAGTGAATGGTTGTGGATCTCTAGCGCTGCAAACCCCGTTTGATCCATTGTCGCCGCAGCCCCGATGTCCTCAATCATCTTGAACCTGTAGATCTCCCGGATCTCACTGGTCACCGTCTGGGTATCAGACGTCGGGTCATCGTTATCGAACTCAAGGGTGTAGGTCTGGCCTGCGTCGATAAAGCCTGTAGACAACTCGGAGTCAGCTTCAGGGTCAAATGGATAGAACCCATTCAGTCTGATGTAGACCCTGTCATAGTTGTCAGTCAGTGCCCCGTTTGGAACAGGTCTTACGTGACAACCGCTTTCAACCAGTTGTCTGATCTCGGAGAGATAGCCGAGAATAGGGGCCGTATTTGGAAGTTCTAGCGCAAGCTTGTCGTCGTCATCGCCTCCATCCGGTGAGCCAATGGCCTCGTATGGAATGACACGGTAGTTCCCTTGGTGGGGTTGACCTAGGATAACTTCACCGGGGCCTTCAGGGAACAGCTTCTTTTTCTCTCCTTTCATTTCACCGTAGTCACCTACATTGGGATCAAACGTCCACTCAATGAAGTAGTTGCCAACTCTCTCAGATCCAACGACTCTATCTCTAGGCATATTCAAGATGAGCATGTGGTCACCAAAGCCGTTATTGGCGAGCCTTTTAGCAGTAGTTCTCTTGAAGGTAGTAGCCCGCTCGTACTCCCCACCGCCTCTGATGACTTCGATCTTGTAGTGGTCACCGGGTTGCCACTCGTTGTTGTAGCCACCTTGAAGCGGCTCGTGATAAATCGTCCACGGATCTTCGGGGGACTGGCTACCCAGCTTGGCCCAACTGCCATCATCAATGTTTGTAATGATGGTATTCGGTGCGTCGGTCTGCCAAGCGTGCTTAGTCTCAGCGTTCCCCTCCGGGAACGACGTCGTGGGGTCATCATCGGGGTATTCGATGTACGCCAAGAAGTATTCCAGCGGCAAGATAGCATTGGCCTCTGTCTTGTCACCCTCAACATCCCAATTCTTGAATCTGTCGTTGTAATAGTCTCCGCTACCGTCTTGCCAGTCGGCGACCTCGAACTCAGCTATTGACGCTCCACCGTATACAACCGGATTCATCCGGCCACTTGCTACGGTCCAAGGGGAGTCATCATAAGGCGTAAAGTCGAGACCTACGTCGACCTCACGGGGTGCCATGATCTGAAAATACTGGAATGAACGAGGGGTGAACTTCGACATATAGCCGTCAGCCTTTGCATCCTCGTACATACGCACGGTAAAGCTGAGCACTCCTTCGCCAAAGTCTACGTCGGTCATGTAGCCCCGGAAGTCGCCTAGCACTTCCTTCCTGTCCTTGACGAAAAAGACTGTGACCTCGGCGGATTCATAGTCGACGTCACGAAACTCCTTCATGAAGTCGCGTACTCCATCCCAGACACCCACGTTGAGCGTCGGGACCGGGGAACCAGACTCGAAGCCTACCTCCATCTTAGCTGGCTCAAACTGTGTGACCAGTGGAAGGTAGTTCCCCTCGTAAGACTCGCCCCCGATCGTTTCCTCAATCGTCAACCTGTGAGTGGCGAACCTGTAAAGCTCGCCGTTCACCTTAATTCTGATTGCGTAATCCTTCATAACTTCTCCATTAACCTGGGTTAAGCCTGGGTCACCTTCACAATACGCCCTGCAAGTTGACCAAAGGCGAGGTACATATCCCCATCTGGGTCCACCTCGATTGCGTTTACTTGCTCGAACCCTCCAAATGAGTCTACACCGAAGGCGCCGTCTGAGTTCCAGACCGTTGAACCATCTGCCTTAGAGAGTCGGGCGAAAACAACAGAGTCCGATCCACCACCTGCCACCAAATCATAAGTGCCCACATACACGTCACCGTGCTTGTCTACCGCCAGCTTAGATGGAACCATGCTCACAGTGAATGGGTCAACAGACCAGTTAGGAGTCCCGGAGGCTGAATACGTGTAGGACTTAGTGGTGTCAAAGGAAGTAATCACGCCTGTATCGTCGCCCACATATACGGCGTGCGCCGCTCTGTCTACCACGATGGTGGTGATGGTGCCACTGACTGTCCCGAGTAGAGTAGTGGCACCTGTTTCACGATCTACTTCCCATACTCTATCCATACCGTCTGCGAAGAACACCTCTCCTGTCTCAGACACAGTGATGCAGTACGCGGAGAAGCCACTGTCTACGTCGATTGGCCACTGACCCGTTGTAATCTCTTCCAGCCAGCTGCCATCACTTGTCGGCTCGAACTTCCTGATAACGGTATCGTCTATTACGAACAGTTCCTCATCTCCGAGTGTGCTTCCACGCTGGGGGAGCCCATTCTTGTTCCAGACAGCAAACTGTCCTTCACCGAGGCCATAGTTTGCAACGGGGACCGCAAAGTGTCCTTCTCCGCTGGCGTCACTGGCTCCAATCGTTCCGTCTTCATCCAGGTAGTAAACAAGAGCTTCAGGTGACAGATCTTGACCGGAATTATCGGGGTCTACAGTCACAGAATCAAGCTCCAGAATAGGCCACCCCGAGTTATCGTATCCCCAGAATTCACCCGTCGTTACCACCGTGCCATCGAGGTCCATCCTCTTGACGCTCTCGCCGTCTGTAAAGGCCAAGAACAGCGTTTCAACTCCATTTTCCTCGCGACTAGTAAGAGTCATTCCTTTGATCGGATCGTTGATGTCGAGCAACACCGTCTGCGTAATGGTTGCGCTGGGGAACCCAGCAGGTTCAGAAACAGTGATGGTGGCCGTCTCCGTGCGGCCAACCCTGTCCACAAAGTCAATCTCGTACTCTCCGTTGTAGCGAGGCGTGAGGATGAACGCAACCTCCCCGGTGATCATACTCTTGGTGAAAATCCACTCCGGGTTGTACTCTCCATCTGCGTCATAACCTCTGACATCGAAGTGGTTGTACTCTCCGGTATCAGCGGTGATAGGCATGGAGTTGTCATACGTCACCGTACCCCCTTGTGCGTCCACACCCGTCACCGTTACTTTCACCTCGTTCAGTGTGTTGACCAGCGATGGGTAAGAAAGCGTGTAGCCCACGATTCCACTCTCTTCGACAAACACCGTCATGCTTCTGATATCTGTGTACCCAGCGGTATTAGTCGCCTTGCACTGGACGGTGTAAGTCCCTAAGTCGTTGTACGTATGAGAGATGGCATCGTTCGTCGATGAACCACTCTGGGTACCCTCTCCGAAGTCCCACTCGTATGAGAGCGTGTCGCCCTGTGGATCGGTAGCGATGACTGAAAAGGTCAACTGTGTTCCGGGGAGGATCGTCGTTTTGTCAACCGAGATACTTTCAATTACTGGAGTCTTAGCCTTCTTGGTAGGGCTCTTGCCTACAGTCCAATCATGATCAATCAAGGGGACTTCGATCTCCTTGTAGATCCCATCTGGATCTGAAGAGAAGCCTCCTTCGACCGAGACGTAACGCGTCTCGATACCATCTGTGTGAGCGATGACCAAGGGGAATGGCTTCTCTAGCTCGAACATCGAGTTTACCGAGTAAAACAGACGACCGTACTCTTCTGACTCCGGTGGCAGATTGTCAGCCGTCAGCGTGATATGAGTGGCCACGCTGCCCTGATACGAAAGCTCAGGCATCAAAAATCCAAAGTCTGATTCCACGAGACCAAAGTTGCTGAACATCTCAGACTCAGATTCCACGATACAATCAGACCAGTCAATCCAACGGCCAAACACAGCCTCTCCAATCGAACGCCTTGCGGCAGACCCCGGACTCTTGAAGCGGATACCCATGTGCGTGTGCGCCGATGTGGTCATTCTTTCAGGTACATCAAACGAGGCTGCACTAGCCATCAGGTAAATCTTGTAACCGGAGGGAACCGAAGGAGAGCGATCGAGCACAATCACTGAATCGAAGCTCTCCTTGATGAGATACTGAGCGTCCCAAGTATTTGTGTCCGGGTTGTGAACCAGTATGCTGTAGCCCTTCAGGGCTCCTTCTTCAAAGGACTCTTCGATTGTCATACCTGTCCCTTGTGTGAAGCCGGTATGAGTCAACTCCACAGAAGGGAACGTGTATGAGGACACATCGGTGTTAGACCAACTGGTACCATCGTAGTTGCCGGTGATTAGGTCGAAACCGTAACAGCCCGTCAGGTTGATCATGCTGAGGCAATCGAAGAACTCCATGTTGGAATTCTCGAAGACAATCTCTTCGTACCCCTTGTTGGTGTCGAAACGATCTGTGAAGTCGAAGATGGAGTTAGCCATCCCGTTCACAATATTGCCGATGTAGTTGACACCCCTTGTCGGGCCGTACACAAACTCGTCACCGTCTACCGAAGGAGATCCTCCCCCGCTGAACAAGACCGTGCTACCGTCTGCTAGCTCCACGGTGTCGCTGTACACCTCCATCCAGTCTACGTCGTCGAAAGCAGATACGTGACCTCGGGTGGTTCCTTCGATATCACCATCTGGTTGCCTGAGCCTCGTCGATGTGAACACCGGTTCGTACAGCGGCTCGGTACTGATTTGGATGTCCCCGATGCCAACCTCGACGCCGCCATACCCGTTGCTATCCATGAAGCCGAAAGAGATCTCACCGTTGCCAATCGGAAAGTCACCTGTGTCAGTAAGTTCCTGGGAACTCGGGGTCCATGTGTCAGATCCTAGCTCTCGCCACCACATCATCAACCGGTCTTCGTTAAGAGACACCATACTTCGACCGTAGTGTAATAAAACCTGATACCCCTTGGTCTCGTCTTGCTCACTGAACACAGTTCCCAGCTTGGTAGTACCAGCCGAGTCATAGACCTCTAGCGTGCCCCCATAGGTCATCCTGAGCGTGTAGTCACCTATCTCAGCGATCTTGATGTCACCTGAAGATGGTGCGCTACTAAAGTCGCGAAGCTTGAAATTGAATTTGATCTTGTAATGGCCGTAGATACTGCTACTTGAGCGATCCCACGCCGAGAGTAGCCCGGAGCTTCCAGACATGGTACCATAGACGTAGTCACCAGAAGACGGTGCCTTGCACCAGTTGAACAGTTCTCCGTCAGCGTCCTCTTCCCACACAGTGTAGGAATTCGCATTCTTGTTCTGCTCAAAGCCCCACGATGTATGAGGAAGGATGAACCGAGAGGTGTTGAACTGATAGGGCTTAACCTCGGTTAAATTAGCGACAGGCGCTGAAACAGCGTACCCCTTCAGGGAGGACTTCCTCAGATATTCCTCCCTCTTCGCGGTGAATAAGTTCTGTCCCCTGTAACCGCACGCCGTAAGGTCGTGGAGCACAAGGTCAATGAAGCCGGTATTCTCCTGAACTCCTTTGGTCTGCATGCCTGAAATAGACCTGTTGACCGGGCTGGAGCAAAAGAGGTAGCGTTCGTGAAACTTCCCTCCAAACCCGACTGGAAGGACGTCGCTGCTCCCGCCTTTGATGAGGTTGTAATCCACAAAGGTGAACTCGCTGTGGACCATTAGTACGTCTTGCCGGTTAGGCGGCTCATTACCACCCCTTCCGCACCTCAGAAGCATGAGAAGGCTATTCTTTGTCCTACCGGGGATAACGGATACATCCTCGACCTTGAATTGATCATTCGGCATCGAGGGCATACCGTTTCTGGCCCCACCGGATGTCCTGCCGGGCTTGATCTCCCATGAGACACATGGCTCCCAATTCAGGAAGTCACCGTCGAGGGTCTTCAGGCCCATCAGATAATTTGCACTATCGAGGTTTGTCCTAGTGGAATACGTGTCGGGGTCGCCTCCTTTTAGGATGACGAAGCTACCCATTTGTTCATCGAAGTACAGATCGAAATTGACACTGAATACGCCGTGATCTCTTTCGGCCTGAGTCATATACTCAGTAGGAGTGAAGTAAGAGAACAGACCGACGTAACGATCGGACTCCGCGTATGAATAGTCACTACCGATTCTTGAGAACTGAGCGTAATGACTCTGATTGGTCTCCAGCGACAGGCCACGATCGTATGACACAAACGTTCTCATGTCTCGCAGCTGAGTCTTATCTGAATCGTCCCACTTCGTTCCGTAATAGACCAAGCACAGGGTGTCTGCACCAGCGGCTACTCTAAGTCTGAAGCCGTGATCCCCATAGGAGCCAATTGGATGGAGTTCGTTTGAGATGGAGTCGCTATCCGGCCTGTCGTAATCCACCCCGAAAGACCCGGTGACCTCTTGAGACGAGTTCACCCACTCCACCATGTCAGGATCTGAGGTCTTCCATGTCGCGATGTAGTTCTTATCGTCTACACCCTCTTCGTCGATCCTCTCGACGTAGCGGTATGCTACAATCAGTTCATCTCCTAGGGTACACATGTCTGGTGACCCGTGCTGCAACGTAGAGTCGCTGGCCGTCGTCACGCTCACGTCATCAATAGGGATGTCGTTGAACTTCCTGACCAAGTCGAACAAATCTGTCTGCTCGTTGTGCCGATATAGACGAACGTGCTGCTTGGACGAATCCCTTGGGTCTACCATCTCACCCAAGAATAACAACTCTCCTTTGTGCGAGTGAAGCCGGGGGTTATCGATCGATGCCATCACAGACCCGTCGTCATCCCCGGACAGTTTCAGGCGTCTGTAGTCAACAACTCCTTTGTTACTCTGACCAAGAGTGCCGCCTTCAGACCTCTTCCCAAAGGAATACTTCAGGTCGAAGGGGTCACTGAAACTTGACGGCATGACTCCCGACAGGTCGTCTTCCTCGATGTCACTAAGGTCGTCGAAACGGAACCCACTTTGGACAAACGAGCGTGGCTTGACTCGGCGTCGATGATCCCCCGCGATGGGGAGCCAGTCATTCTTGCCCTTGAACGTCATATATGTAGGCACCACTCGGCTCAACTCGGACCCCGGAACCACGACGGTGGCGTCATAGGGGGTACTCGAATCCAGGGGTTGCAACTCGTACTCACCATCGTAAAACTCTTCTTTGTTTACGATGTCGGTTTCAATTGGGTGATTGATGGATAGTCTTTTCATTCCGAACTCCTGAGTGTCATCTCAAATTTGTAATACCTCTCTCCGTCATCATCTAGCAACGGAGTGTACGTCGCCCCATCTTCAATGAAGCATTGGTAGACCTTCTCTTTGTAAGCTCCATTGTTCTCTAAGACCCACACGGCCTTGCGGCTCACACCTACCTCTTTGACCACGGATTGCAGCTTCGACAGCGTCTTCGCGTCAGTAAGGCTGTACTCTAGCTCAAACTCTTTTCTGAGGCTGTACTTCTTGGGGGTGTAAGGTTGCTCGTCAAACACGAAATTGACCTCAGTCTCTGCTTCCTGAGAAGCCCCGGTGCCTGCGTCATGGCCGTATTTCAGCGGGACCGACGAAGAACGACCGAAGTCAAACGAGTGCAGCTTGAACTTGCCTTCGTGAGTATGATAGGGATCAATCCTTATGCCGAGATACCTGTACCCAACGGGGTTATCGAGGACCAACGCTCCACGGTCTGCGAAAATCTCAGCCCGCTCTCCTTCGAACTTGTAATCGGCATTGGTATCGACCCAGATCGTAGAGCTAAACGACGAGGCGATCTTACCAGCCTTGTTCGCCGAAAGTGGATCAGTTCCACCTAGGTAGTGAACGAACTCGGAAAAGCGACCTTCCTCGAAGTCTGCCCTGTCAATCTTGATGATACTTCTGTTGACCGAAGGGTAGTTAACCGGGGTTAATAGATTGCCTGTCTCATACTTGCGAAGGTCGAGGGTATCCACATCGGTCCAGTTGTCACCGATGTTGTTTTTGCCAACAATCGTCACCTCGGGAACGTTAGCGCCCGTGATGATGAAGGTGTCAGCCTCAAAGGTCTCAAGACCTGAGTCCTGAGCGTCTGCCCAGATGTGAACAGGTGTGTCGTCTGTGAGCGTCGTGTAATATCCGTGGACTCGATCCGTCTGAATGTCATGAGTATTTGACAGCACCTTCCTGTCTAGCATCCACCTATCGCTGTCAGACGAGACTTCTCCAGAAAAGAAGAACTCGAACCCATTTGGCCAGTGGTAGGTGTCTGACACCTTGCTACCCTGTCTTCCCTCGGAAACCCTGTAGGAGTAAACCGGCTCTTGACCAGAGTGGCTAAACAGTTTGACATCATTGAAGTCTCTCCACTTCTCTCCATCAAGGACGATTTCCCCGCCAACTCCGACTGCCTCCCCGTTATTCTGTTCTCCATTAGCGAAGCTCTCATCAAACCCGATTACTTCGCTCAACAGACCGGGAGTCCTGAGTAGTCCCCATCCCATCTCGTGCAACAGGACTGCGTCGGTGTTATCAACTGTTGAGTTATCAAAGAAGCATGCGAACTCCGTGGCGTGATCGGCACCCGGCGCGCCAATAGTTTGAGCAACGCCGGTCCCCCTCTTGCTAACAGCTTTCGTACGGAAGTCATAGGCATGAACGCCCTGAGACCTGTTCGCGTGCTCATTCGTCTTGACGAAGAAGATAGCCCTGAACCTACGACCTCGATCCTGAGCGTTGTCGTGGTGCTGCACTACGATATGGAAGTCCCGGATATCGGAAGCCCCGAGGCCACATAGTGTACCAACTGACGTCCAGCCTCCATCTCCATCTCCGACTCGGCAGTCTACTTGCTTCCCGTTGTAGACCATCCTGCACCTAGCTTCTGTGTGCAGATCTGGTTCCCACTCCTTGACCGCCGTAGCCTCGAAGATGAAGTTGTTTGCAAAGTAGGTCTCATCCCCTTCTCGCTGCAACCGAGCCGAGAACCTGTAACCAGTAGGGGCCTTGTGCATGCGCTCGCTAACGGCATCCAGCTTTCTGGACACCTTGGCTTGATGGATGTCTACGCCATCGTTGTAGCCATTCTCGATACGAGCGGAGTGCCATGTATCGGGATAGGGTCCATCAACATGCTCTACCAAGTAGTCTGTATCGTCCTCATACTCAGGCAACCAGACCTCATCCAGTGGCACCCCGAAAGGCGCTTCGTCCTGCATGCAGCTTTGGTAGATCAACGGATACCTCTTAATAGCGTCCCCAGGTCTTGGATCTTCTGTGCCCAGCGTAGCAACGAGGTAGCCGTCGTCGAGCGTCAGGTGGGCAGACTCGATACCTAACCCACCGCCGTCAGCCTGCTGGTATGCGTTCCAAACCGGAAGGGTTTGAAAACGGTACAGATGCCCTGAGAAGCGAGCGTAGTCACCGTTTACCGCCGTAGTGCCACGGCTGTCACCGAAGTTTGCTCCCTCCCATCTGTCACTCCCTGTGTTGGGGATATAGACCAGCGGCTCTTCTACAGCTGGATCAATAACAGCTAGCTCACTGGTTCGCGGCGGGAAGTCTGCCGGAGCGGTAGGATACACGCCTCGTACGGCCAACGAGTAAATCATTCCGTCTGCGCCGTAACATGCTGACAATGACTTCAGGTGTGTATACTTCTGGGCATCGTGTCCAACATTTCTGATACCTCCTGAATAAAAGTCGAAATGTCTTGGCAGTGCGACCTCCCTCCATTCAGAACCGCTGCCAGAAATGATCATGGGGGCGCGATTTCGCTGGTTCAACATAGCAACAAGGACTTCGTCTCGTGATTCATCATACTGCGCCCGCAGATAAGGGAAGGACGCGGGGTGAGTCGGATGATCCATGCTGGAGTTGATGTAGGACTCGGTGAAAAGCTCATCCATGCTGTACCCGTGGTGGTACAGATTTGTAAGAGCCTCAGCCCCGCTTGTCGACTGGATAAACGAGCTTGACACCGGGGAGTAAATGGTGTCCCGACCAGTCTTGAACTCGAAGCCACTCATGTCGGCACCTTCGGTTGTAAGCTTGGCCGCAAATGTCAGGGGCTCGGAGGAAAGATCTGGGCTCCAAGCCTTTTTCTCGTCAAACTCAGGTGTGAGGATGAAGTGAACGTTGTCTTCTATTCTTACGGCGTCAAATGCGTTGATGCCAGCGCTATATTCCACGATGTAGCTAGGAAACCTCAGTGACTCCCGCGCCGAGAAGGTACCTGCATCAAGATCCAGAACCTTGTAAGCCAACTCACTCGACCGATTCTCCCAGACGTTGTAATCGTCCATCGCCTCGTAGATAAGAGCGACGTTCCCGTCTAGCGTCTCAACTGCTGCCAGACTGTCACTCCTGAGAGATACATCCAGCGCGCCTCCCATGTACGGTGTCATCGTGTTGTTGCAACGATCGTGATGGAACACCACTAGCTCAGCCCTGTACTCCTTGACCTCGAAGAACATCTTGTGGTCTCGAAGACCTTCTGAGTAGTTGCCTTCACCCTCGGGGGTCGCCGATGCTGACTCATCGCTGTCGTACCGACTGAGCATGTCAGGCATCGCTGACAGCATGTGGGAGCCTGCTGAACTCCAGAACACCTTGGCATCCGCGTTGGACACGGTGTAGTAATAAACACCCTTGTCCAGTGTTCTGCTGGCAGGAGCAGATGATCCAGTCGGGTCTGAATCTATCACAGCGCCCGTATCAGCACGCCCAAGCTCCCATGCGGGATCTTCCGAGCTAATAGGGTTGAACCCGAAGTAAATCTGTCTGGACTCAAGGGGCGTGTAGAGCACTCCGTAATAGACCCTATCACCGCTGTCCATCTCCAGCGTTCTCAGAAACTTGATGGTCCTGTCAGACGTGAACGAGGTACCCAGGTCGTGACTGATACGGCTGAAGTCAAAGTTCTCACCGTATTGCCTGACACTACCGTAGCCGTCGTTGAGAGCTTCTTCAACGATGAACTCCATCTTCTCGTCGCCCCGCCTCGGAGACGACGCCCTGCCAACACCTTTGCCACCGGTTGCCTCGACGAAGAGCTTGCTGTCATCCATAGCTGAGCCGTCACATACACACTCGTTGTGCATCTTGACGTTGCCATTGAAGTATTCAGCCTCTTCGCCAAATTCCTTACATCTGAGATCCGACTGAGCGTCGTCATACAGTTCCTCTACAGGTGATACCGCGAACCTCAGCGGGTCTTCGCCGATAGGGAGGTCTGTGAATTCGACCTCTGCGGTAGCGGTATCGGTTTGACCTAGGTTAACACCGGTTCCCCATAGGGTCGCCTCCATCGTTCCGGGGTAGGCCGGAAACACGTCGTAGTAAAGAGTGGTGCCTACCGATGATGCGAACACCGGAGCCGTGGACGCGTTTCTGGAAGGTAAGTCCAAGTAAGGGATAGCCCTGAACATACCCAGCCTTATCTTTACCTCAGCGCTAGACTGAATGGCCAGCGCAGCATTCATCTGTGTGGCTGTGAATTTAGCTTCAAAAGCCTTGGTAAACTCACCATCCTTAACGAACCCGGCCACAAAGTTGCCGCCACCCTTGATGACGATGCGACAATCAAAGCCTGGATCGTCTGAGTAGAAGGTCTTAGTGGTGTTACCCCCTGCTTCCTCGAACTGGACCCTGAGTTCATACTGGCTTAGATCCATGTCATAGGAGGCTCGGAATTCCAGCCTCTCACCAAACCCTCCTTCATCGAGGGTAAAGTTTGCATATATGTCGGTGCCACTACTAACACTTATGGGCTCATAGGCCCCCAGATACATGCTAAGCTCTTGACGGTCGTCCTGCACGTTGTAAGCCGTAGGATACTGCCAAACGGCTGAGTCTAAGCCTCCGTGCGTCTGAAGGTGAAATAGACCACCTCCAAGGGAAGCTACCGTGCCAGATTGCGATGAGAGGTCAAAGACCCCTTGGTTCGCTACATCCACAAATTCAGTGTCATGGGATCGATCATGTAGTTCCTGATCACTGGTCACCTTGATGTGACCGCCATCAATAGGAACGATGTTCGTTGTCGGGTAAACCTGACTGCGTACTTTCATTTATCCTCCTTAACCCAGGTTAACCCCGCTGGCCGAAACCAGCGGGGCTACCCATCGTCATTAGTCATCTTTCATGGACTTAGCCAATCGGCTTTTACGGTCCTCTTTCATCTTGGCAAGCTGCTTGTCAATCTCAGTAGCCATCTCACGAGCGTACTTCTTGTCTTCTCGGCGGTTGCCGGAGCTTCCACCTTCGACCTTCATGTTCACTGTGTAGGTACTGTTATCGACGTACTCATTGTTAGTTCCACCACTTCGTGTGACGGACTTCGGATCATAAGAGCTAGTTGCAGACTTGTCACCGACCACACCACCATCGTGGTAAACCGGGACACCTTGTAGCTCTTGAAGCTTGGCAAAATCGAGCTTACCGCTATTGAGTGCATCGAGCGCGCCCCTGCCACCAAGCGCTCTCATTCCGCTTCTGGACAGCACACCTTCACCCTTCTGGGCCAGAATTAGCTGTTCCTCTTCGTTGCCTCCAATCATTCCACCTTCGTGGAAGATCCCACCGATACCTCGTCCTAGCATGCCGCCCAGACCAGCGCCAATTGAGCCGCCCTGAAGGCCACCGACTAGTGCTCCACCGACACCACCGACGATGGTGCCGATAACCGAACCGACCTTCTCGCCGGTCGGGGCATCGCTTGCCATAGCTTGAATCAGGTTGATCCCAGCCATTGCGATACCAACTGCGGACACCGCTGCTTGCATGGCTCCTTCTGAAGCCCTAGCACCCTGCTCTGCCCCCTGAGCAGCACGCCTCGTGCCCTTCTTGGCCTCGTCGATAGTCTGGCTGGCGTTCTTTGCAGAACTAGCAACCTGACCAGTCTGTTGGGCCTGGATTTGCTCCAGTGTGCTTCTCATCTCGATGGCGTTGTCACGCTCCATCTGGAGGTTTACACGCTGGAAGTTTAAGAGTTCAGCCTTGGTTGCCTCAGAAGAAATAGCTGACTCCGTCGCGCCTTCCCACGCGTACATCATTCCGGCCATCGCCAAAGCAATGGTGACAATTCCACCAGCTGGGCCGTTGCTAAACAAGCCAACGATGATGTCAATGATAGATTCGAACACAGCCTTGATGACTACAATGATAATCTCAGGCAGCTTGGCGAGCAACTGCGCGATAAGAGTGGGGATAACCCCAGTAATTGAACCGAGAATCGTAGGCACCTGTTCGATGATGAGCAGGAAGAAGTCAATGATAAGCGGGAACACCTGTTCAACGATGCGTGGCAGCGCACCAGCAAGTGTTTCCACGATTTTAGGCAGGCTATCCTCAAGGGCCGTGATGATACCACTGATAACCTCGGGGAAAGCCTCGATGAAGGAGTCCACGATCTCGGGCAGATTATCACTAATCGCCTCAATCATGGTCTCAAAGTTCTCACTGAACTCATTGGTGAATTCCTCGATTGCTCGGGGGAGTTCCTCAATGAACTTCAGGTAGAAGACCCTCATCCTGTCTGCATCACCACTCAGTGTCATCTCGACGATTCGAGAGATACCGGTTGTGAGCATTCCGGCCATTGACGATGCGGCAGCGGCGAACGCTGAACCGAAGACGCTAGTGGCCGAATCGAGGATTTCATAGGTTCTGAGAGCGAACTCATTTTGGATGAAAGCCTCGTCGGGCAATGAATCAAGGAAGCCCTTGGTCATCTGCTCTTTCGCCATCTTGAGACCGATGTCACCCTCGACATCATCGCTGAACATATCAGTAAGGCTCTTCTTCAACTCGGGGCGAAGCTCATCGAACGTCCTGCTAGCAGACTCGGACAAATCCATGCCCATTTCAGTGAGCTTGCCTTTAAGGAAGTCGGTACCAGCTTCAATCAGTCGATCCGAAGCCACGTCAAGCGCTCCAGCAAACTGGTTCAAGCTAGTCTCAAGGTCTGGTGCTCCAAACAAGCCTTGCGTGAACTGTCCCATGATGCTACTGACAGCCTTCGCGTTGAACACCTGTTTGAATGCCTCTCCAAACTGCTCCTTGATGACGTCCTTGGTCTTCTTCAGGCTTTCCCTGTACTGCTTCTGAGCGTCAAGGATGGATTGCTGACGTTGCTTCTCAGCGTCCATGATGGAATTGAGGTAGCTGTAATAGGTCGACTCGTTCCGTTGCAGGCCATCGATCGCCGTACTCACATTCCGCTTGTACTGCACACGGATGTTTTCTAGTTGCTCGATGTACTGCTCGTACACCTCGGCGTTAGCCTTGGCGAACTCGGGAACGAAGACGCTATCAAAGAAGCTGGAAAGCGTTTCTCCAGCGTTCTTTGTGAACATCTCCATACCTTCTTGGAGGCTCTGCCAGACGAAGCTGTTATCAATGACATCTGATCCACGATCTTGGAGAGCTTTACCACGTCCGGCTTCCATCGCGGCAACGCCCATCTGCCAGCCAATGACAGCCTTTGCGGCATCTGCTTCAATACCTCTGACCTTGTCTGTAAGCTCCCTATCAACATCTTGAGGCTTAGTGGTCTTGGCTACGTCGCTGAGGCTCTTAGTGGTCTTCTCGACCTCCTTCATAGCCTTGCTTGCCTTCTCACTAGTGGCCCCCATGTCATCAAGGTTCTTTTCGAGGGCCTTGGCCGACTCTCCGGTACCACTAACCTCTTTGGAAGCCTTCGATGCTTCTGTCATGCCAGCCATCGCCCTACCATCACGGCTTGTTACTTCGTTGGCGATTCGCTGGATGTTGCTGTCAATGTTGCTCAGGTGATCATTTCTGACTGATGCTCGGCCTTCCGCGTTACGAAAGATATCCATTCCCTCGCCTTCAAGGTTCTTACGAATCTCTTGGGCGAACTTCTTGGGATCGGTGATACCATCCGGCAGGAAGCTAAGCTGTCGATCGCCAATCTCTTTCACCTTGTCGTCAATGACATCAAGCAGCATCTTAATGGCTTGCAGCCCCTCGTCGTCGAACACCATCTTGTACTTCTTTTTAGAGGTGCTGACTTGCAGTTCTGCGAGCCGTTCAGCTGCCTTCGTCGCCCATTCGAGCGAACCCGTCAGAGCCGTAGGCGAATCCTTGTACAACTTCTGCGCAGTACCGACGTAGGTGTCAAGGGCCTTCTCAGCCTCTTTGACCTCACCTGCGTCAAGGTAACGGGAGAGCTGCCCTTGCGAGCGGTCCAGCTTGAACTGGCGCAGCTCCCTCAGCCGGTCGTTGACCTTCTCCTGCTCCCTTCTGTACTCTCGGGCTCGATTGGCAACTGTCGCCATCGCGCCATCGAGTTGACCCAGGTTAACTCGTCCGCTCCTGACTCCAGCCACGAAGTCATTGACTGCACCCTCGGCATCACCCATCGTCGAAACGATGTCTCTACCAAGTGACTCTGACATCTGACCAATAACCCCCATCCTATCGAAGTCCAGGGAGTCGGTCAGGGTGTCATTGATTACGTCTGCGAGTTCATCTGCTTGGCCACCGAGGTGTTCAGACAGCTTCTCATAGAGATCGATCCGGTTGTCAACGTGTTCGTTGATCTCCTTCTCAGTCTCCTTAGTCTCTTCAGCCAATTTGTTGAATTCCTCCCATACCTTCAGCACTTGGTTGTCCAACCGGATCATCTCCGACTGATACTGAGCCATGCTGATACGGTGTTCTTCAGACTTCGCTGTCAACTGCTCTTGACGCAAGACCCTCATCTTCTCGATGTGGTTGATCTTACGGGCCCAGCCAAGAACCTTGTACTGGACGCCAGCGTGCTTGACCTGTGGATTGAGGATCTTCTCAGTGAGTTCAAGGTTCTCGAACAACATCTCGTTCTCTTCGCGCACAGCACTGAGTGCCTTGTAGCGAAGCGCGATCAGATCGTTCTGAAGCCCCTTAATCTCCTGAAGCCCTTCTATGCTAAGGAGGTATTCACTCGCCCTCATGTCGCCATGCGGGCCATTCTTGACGACCTCGTTGAGATCGTCCTGCTTAGCGATAAGCTTCTCGGTCGCCTTCAATTCTTCGAGGCGAGCGTCCACTGTTTCGTCAAGCTGCCTTGCTTCCTCGGTTACAAGCGACAGGTTTCCTTTCAGATTCCTGTTGGTGATACCGATCTGAGTGTTCTTCTCCTGAATAGCATTGATCCCGGCTTGGATCTGGAGAAAGATATTCTTGGCAACCTCGTACTCGTCGGCGGAAAGTTCCGCGTTCTTTCTGCGGATTTCAAGAAGCTCGAAGCCAGCCTCTAGGGACTTGTCGAACTCTTCCATCGCAAAGTCTGTAGAGTCAGGCGAGAAGTCGAAATTGAGGTCATCGATCTTCTTCTGCAAGTCTTCGTTTCCGAGACCTATATCACCGCGAAGCAGTTGCTCCTGTCTCAACTCTTCCCATTTCATATACTGCTTAGCAAGAGAGTTGAGGGTCTTCTGACGCTTCGCAGCATCATCCATCAGGTCGATGTATTCCCTGAAAATATCATTTCGCCTTTGGTCCAGCATCGTGGTGATCTGGTCGTTCTGAATCGCATTACGAAGATCCTTGACCTGATCTGCCGTATCACTGACGCCCTGCCCTGCCTTGCTTGCGGCCTCAGAAAATATCTCCGTAAACTCCCCTAGGCCCTGCATATTGACATTAAACAGACCGGAGTTCTTAGCCATTCTCCCCATGTCGTCAGCTATGTCAGCCGCGTTGTCGGAAGAATCAATCAAGTTGGCTGAAACGCCTTGTGTAACCTCGACAAGCTCAGAAGCGACAGCTTCGTCGCTCATGTCCTCGACTGCACTCCTGCTGTCTTGGAACGGCTTCATGGCTTCTTTCAGGATAGGCGTCTTGACGTTCGCCTCCCTGATTCCACGAAGGATCGCACGCTGTGTATTGATCCCCAGCGCCTTCGCTTGATCCCCCATCGTCTTCTGCAACGCTGGAACATCCATGAGCATCGTGGCCTCGGAATGGATGTCAGCCGAGTCCATAGTAATGAAGTCCCCAAGAACTTTCTCCGTGTCCTTGATATCTTCTTTTAGTTCGTTCAACTCATGGCGAATCCTCATGAAGTTCTTCATGGGGACAGGGGCATCCATGATGTCGAACAGCTTGTTGAGCAACGCAGATGTTTCACGAACAGGGTCAACTTCGAGCGTCTTCATGACATTGAAGTTGACACCCTCCATCGTCTCAGCAATGCGCAGGATGTTTTCGTGGACTTCCTTGACATTGAAGAGCAACCCGTCAACTCCTTCGACGGTGGCCATCTCTTCCACGTTGAAGTACAGCGCGTCTTCAAGCTCTTTTCTAGCTCTTACGACCTCAGCCGCAGTCTTGCCGCCAACATTATTTAGCAGGCCATTAAGGCGCGCGCTGTACTCTTCCTCCATACCTCTTGCGAGGTCATCGAGCAGACCATCATTCAACAATTTCTGAATCTGCTTGCCATGAGTCTTCCATTCCTTGTTGGCCTTATCGCTGACAAGGTTACCAGACGCAGTGATACGCAGATCTCCGACCTTCTTGATGTTATCGAGGCTCATCTTCAGCACCTCGATTTTGTCCTGCACATCTTCTATAGGTCGGTCATCCCAGATGTCAGCCCACTCAGCAGCGAAGCTATTCGCCGCTTCGGACAGCGTGAAGAAAACACTGCTAATCACCCCTTCCTGAGCTTTGAATGCCGAACGCTGCTTACCAAACTGGCGGTCTAACATCTGAGCAGATAGACTGATCAGCTTGTCGTTGCTCTCTAGGATGTCACTGTTGATGTTGTTTACTCGCTTGCCTACCTCAACCCGGACCTGCTCATAAATCCTGGGCAATTCATTGACAAGGTCTTCATCCGACATCGTCAGAACTTCGTTCTCCATCGAGAGTTCAGCACCGGAATTCTTGAACAGGTCTCTCACTTTATCAGCGGCGACACTGGTCTCAGTGCTGAACAACCTCACCTCATCATTGATACTGCCAAGATCCTTCCTGAATTTCTCAAGCTCGTTAGTCTTGGTTGTCATCTTGGCGATAGATGCAGCCGTCTCATCAAAGGACTCTTGCATGTCCTCAATTGAGTCGACCATATAGCCAATCGCAGCCACAAGCCCAATCATAGCGACTGCGATGAGCCCAACAGCTCCCGCAGACAAGCCCTTGCTAGCAACAGCGGCTCCACCAGTTCTTGAGGCTGCGGCCCTAGCACTGGCTAACTCACTCTCACTCGCGGCAGCGATTCTAGCCGCCTGAGCTTCTGATAGGTGAGCCTTGGCGTGCCTTTCGGTGACCGCAGCGGATACAAGCAGTGAGTCAATATTAGCGTTTACCGACCTCTCATGAGTGAAGAGAGCGGCAGTGGAGGTGATGACTGAGCTAACAGCATTCTTCATGGACGTGAACAGAGTTCCGAACACCATGATTAGTGCGCCGATACCCTGTGTTAATACGATAGCAGCGCCTCCCCATACAACGAAGTTGGAAATGAGCTTATCCAGCCCAAGCATATCCATCGCCTCTTGGAACTGTTGCAAGGCATGAGTAATAGAGATCAAGGCTTCTTTAGCAGGATCTAGCCCGTTTCTCATGAACTCAAGCAAAACCTGCTTTGCAGACTCAAACTTTCTTGCAAGCGTTTCTTTGACGTTCTCAGAAAGGTTCCTGCTTAGACCAGCGGAATCGTCCCTGAGTTCAGTGATAGTGGATTTCACATCGTCTACGTTGCCAGCCAAGACCTCGAAAGCCTTAGCACCACGCAGTCCGAACAATGAGAAGCTTGCGTTCAAGTCCCTAAGCGTCGTCTCTCCACTTCTCAGCTTCTTGTTGACCTCTTCCAAGACCGCGAGAAACTGCTTGTCGAGACTCATGTTGGGATCAACTTCAACGTCAAGAGCCTCTTTGAACTGACCAGTCTTAGCAGCGAACTGTGCGAACACGCGCTGCAAGGTACGACCAGCCTGACCGCTCTTGATCATGTTGTCGTTCAGGACGGCGAGAAACGCCGAAAGTTCCTCAAACTGGAAGCCTGCAACTTTACCAGTTGCGGCAACAAATTTGAGACCCTGAGTCATCTCATCAAGCTCCGCCTGATGGTTCCGGTAGACGGAGGTAAGAACGTCGGAGATACGATTCATCTTCTGGAGCTTCGATGTCGCGTTGTCCATCGAATCGCCGAAGACGTTGTACATACCAGCCATCGACCGAGTCGTGGCTTCAGCGTCTGCCGACGTGGTTGTGATGAGTCGCATAGCAGCGTCGAGACCGGCCATTGACTCTTCGAGAGTCAGACCAGCTGAGCCGAACTGTTTGACGACCTCGGCAACTTCCTCAGTTGCCTCACCGAACTCAATTGCGGTCTCACGAACCCGCGTCTTAACCTCGGTTAACATTTCCTCGAAGTCCTTCGAGGCAGATCGAGCAACAGTCATCACACGAGCGTATGCGCGACTCTCTTCAAGGATCTCCATGAAACCCATCGACAGACCCATGAGGCCAGCCATGATGAGGGACATAGAGTTGATGAACTTAAAGTTGTTGCGCACAGAATCAGCAAGCTCCATGCGGTAGAGGCGGAACCCCTTACCGGCGCGCTTGGCCGACTTCTCTACTTTATCAAGGGCGTAACGAGACTTGTCTACTCTAGCACCCATCTTACTGAATGCCTTGTTGAGCCTGAGAGCTTGCCTTAGCAGCTTGCTCTCTACCTTGGTCAAATCCTTGCCCTCTCTTTTCATCTGACGGAAGGTATGGACAACGTAGGCCGTCTTGTCACGCATCTCTTTTGCGTTGCCACCCAGCTTTTTCATCTTCTGGGCACCAACGAGGGCAGCATTGCCGCCTTGGTCGATAGCCTTGTCGGCCATGTTCATCTCACGGCGCATGCGCGTGATCTGATTCGAGAATTTCGTAATGTCAGATTCAGCATTCTCGAAATCCTTACCCATAGCGCGAATACTGCCGCGCTTCATGCTAGCTTGCCCGCCAAGCCCACCCACTAGTTGTTTCCTAGCGTTGCGAACTCTCTTTAGTGCGACCTCTGCCTTGCGGCCAGCTTCAGTAGAGCTTCCACCCATGCGGATGAACTCTTGTTCAAGCTCTTCGATGCTATTCGACAGGCGCTTATAGTCCTTGTCGATGTCCTTGGCCGAACGCGCAGCACGCTTGTAGGCACCTGCGGTGTCTATTGTCGCTTCGCCAAGGATCTTCTGGCGAGCGATGAGTTCCTTGGTTTTATTCTCTACTTTCTTGAGCTTGTCAGAAGCCTTAGCCATCTCGTCGAAGGCGTTGGCTTTCTTTTCAAGGGCGTTCACAGCGCCACCTTTCGACAGCGTGTGCTCAAGGCCCTTCGCCTCACGGCGGGTGTGCTGGATCTGCTGATCGATCGACTTGTACAGCGACTCGATCATCTCCAGCTTGCGAGCCTCTTTTCCAGACTCGTCCAGACCCGCGAAGTTGCCGCCGCCGCTAGCTGCTTCAGCTTCGATGGCGCGCTTCCCAATGATCTTTTCTTTCTGGAGCCGAGCAATAGTCGACTGAGTCTTTTTGAGATCCGACTGGAACCTCTTGATGAGGTCACGGGACTCCAAAAGGGTAGCCTTGTCGAAGATCCCCTCTCGGGTGCGCTTCTGAAGCGCCTCAAGGGCTTCCTCATTTGTGTCAATCGAGAGATGGAGCTTCTGGTAGTCTCGACGACCTTTCTGAAGCTCGTTGTAGTACGTCTTCAACACGTCACGGTTTGCCCTGTACTGTTGCTTCTGCTTGTTCAGGGTGGCCAGCGATCGCTCAAGGCTGTGCTCATCCTTCTTGTTCACCTTGATCGACTTCTCGACTTCCTTGCGACGCTTGTCGATTGCCTTGATCTCAGTCTTGATGGCAGCAATGCGCTTCATGCCCTCTCTGTTGGGCTTGATATTCTGCGCCTGAACCTCCAACTGGTCGCGACTATTCTTGAGTTGCTTAGACTCATTTTTGAGAGCCCGGACTTGGTCGCGAATCTCGTTGATACCAGACGCAACCCGAGTTCCAGTACGCTCGATCGATTTACCAAATGCCTCCATTGAGTGGAGGTCTTGGTTCTTCATCGCCTTGGCTAGTTCTCTACCAGCCTTGGCACTGGTATCACCCAGCTCTTGGAGCAAGCCCCTAGCGCGCTTGTCAACACTGATTTGACGCTCGGTGTTCTCGGTCCTCAACTCGATACGCTTAGCCAGTAGCTCGGTAAGCTCAGCGGTCTTGCGAAGTTCCTGTTGCTGCTTCTTTTCAGGACTGCTTTTCAAATCTCCTTCGAGATCTTGCTTGACCTTCTCCAAGTCCTTGTAGGTTCCGGGATTCTTTTTGACAACATTTCGCTTCTTCCCGATCTCACTTTGTGCATCCTTGAATGCGCCACCGGGAGCGACCTGCTGCATTGCTCTCTTTTCCAGAGCCAGGATCTTCTTTAGCTCCTGACGACGACGCTCTAGGGATTTAACCACCTTGTCAGATTGGTTTTTGACGCGCTTCTCTTCCTTGGCAAGATGCTCAACAGCAATGCGTTGCTTCTTGAGTTCTGAATCTTTCTCAACAGTAGAGTTTTTAATAGCAGCCTTGCGCATCTCTTCATAGCCTTCCTTGGCCTGCTTTAACTCCTTCTGGATGTGGTCAAGGCTGTTGCTTTTAATCTCCTTGTTAACCTTGGTTAATTGCTTCTCAGTCTTGCTAACACTGCTGCTGAGATTATCCCAGGTCTTAGTCCACTGTCTCGCCTCATTGAATGCAGACTTGTTGGACCGCATTTCCATCTCAACTTCTTCAAGCTCAGCCTCGGTCTTTTTGATAGCCGCGTTGACCTTGCGAAGCTCAGTGACACCGACGTCACCAACTTCTTTAAGCTGCTTCTGAATCTTCTGGAGGTGAGCAAGAGATCCGCGCTCGATTCCCTTGGTCGAGAACCCTTCCATGCCGTCAGCGTTCTTGCGGACACCATCGGCGTCGAGATCAGGAGACCCCTTGCCACCACCAGCGCCGCCGCCACTCTTGGACGCCTTGCTGAACTTCTTACCGGCCTGAGTTGCGTCCTGCTCAAACTGTTGACCGAGCCCCTTCATCCGTTTTTCCATCTTATCAAGCGCCTCTTGAAAGGCACCTACTAAGACGTTCTCGATCTGTTTGCCGTCGTCTTGGAGCTTCAACTTGACGTTCGAGTTCGCAGCCAAGGTCTTCGACAGACGGTCGATGGCTTGATTGAACATGCCGATCAACTTCCTGAACGATTCGAGGCTACTCTTGTCGAACTTGATGTCACCGTCGAAGTCAACCGACTTCAACGCCTTGTCCACTTGGTCAACAACTTTGCCCAGCTTCTCGGCAACCTTGTTGATGCCCTGTACTTCCTTTACAACTACTTCAACGCCAATCTTGATATTGCTGTTTGCCATGCCGTCCTCTCCTTTGAGCGGTTATTTATTCCGCTCCTTTTCCATCTCTTCGTGCTCTACTGCACCGTACTCACTCTTGACTACTTTTGAAGCGCGAAAAATCTGGTAGGGCTGATCGGCAATCCCACCGCTAAAGAACGGCATGTCTGATTTCTCAGCATGATACATTGCTTCCCCGACAACCTTCACCCATTCGTCAATCCATGACACCGGGCACTCGGGGTATCTGTAGCCGCCAACCATGATGAAACCCTGGCGACCCTTTGGTCCTTTGAGTTCTGTGTTCTGCTTCGCCTCTTCCTCGGCTCTCTTCTGCCGGTCATGTCGGCGCCTCTTACGCTGCCTACGGAGTTTGTCATTGCCATACGCCTTACGACCCTTGACCCTCTTAGCGGCGACCTGAGCGGCCTCCTGAGCGGCTGCTACGGCCTTTGCGCGGCGCTTCTCAAGGTAGGAGCGGCGATGCTCCATGCTGTACTCTCCGCAGGGCCGGTTCACGGCCATCCCGCTTTCGAGACAGTTGTCGCAATCGAATGACTTGAGTTGATTCCTGTTCTCTTCATCCGAACTCCAGTACAAGAACCGGATGAATCCGCGTAGCTTCGAGGCGTCTTCATCAGACAGCGTCGTAAGCTCGTGGTAAATGTGTTTCCCGATATTGGACAGCGTCTTCTCGTCAAGCCAGTCACCGTCCATGTGTTCTTTGTACTCGAACTTGGACAGGTTCCCGTCTTCATCTTCGGCGTACAGGTTCTCCCAACCGAGCAGGCCGCAGTGTCCAACCTCCATGTAAAGGCTGTTGCCCATCTTCAAAAGGTTCTGGGCTGCTAAGTCGGCGTACTCACCAACTGTGAGACCTCGGACAAAGAACGTCGCCCCTTCGTATTTGAACTCTCGGACAAAGTCGCCCAACCGTCTCTTGAAGCCCATGCTGCCTCCCTGATACTACAATGGCCCCATCTCCAGTGAAAGGAAATGGGGCCATTGGAAATAGATGCCTGACGCTTACTCCGCGTCTTCGTCCTCGACATCTTCTTCATCTGCGTCTTCTTCTTCGTCCTCGTCCGCACCAGCCGAGCCGAACTTCTCCATCAACTCGTCTTGAATCTCGTCCGGCAGGTAGTCGAAGCTCTCTTCCGGGTCTTTCGGGTTGAAATCGACCGGGGCACCAGTGGCGTCCACGATCCCCTGCCAACCGGCAAGCTGTTCGAGCACGAGGTTCAGCGACACCTGATTGCTCTTGAACTTGTTGACGCGACCTTTTTTGTTGAGGCCGACCATTCCATCTCGAATCTTCGCTTTGTCGCGTGCCCGCAGCTTCACAAGCTGGAACTCGGCGCGGTTCGGATCGTCCGCGTCCTCGGATTCTGGAACGTATGCAACCGGGGTGTTGGGTTTCTGAATCTGAATAGCCATACTGTCTTCTCCTAGAAATCGTACTGCTGAATTGAAGTCTGTCACTGCTTCGTCGATTAGAACGCAGAACCAGTAAAAGAATTTTGTTGTTAATTTGATCGAGAGGGTGTATCGCCCGTCTTGTAACTGTCTTTTAGTTAAGCATAGGGAAGTTTGAAATGCAAACTTTGAGACCCAGCTTAGGACAGCCAGCGGCGCGCAATACAGGATAGCTAGAAGCAGAATGCAACGTGCCCGGTGGAACACGGCGATATAAAACGCTAGAAGAGAGATGGCAATTGGGATAACTAATTGGTCGATAACAACCTCCTTTTACAGTCATCCTTTCCCTTCACCTATACAAATTGCATAAGTAGGCAAAACTTTCCGCTCAGACCCAAATTAACCGAGGTTAAGGCAAAAAACCCCGCAGGGGTTACCCTGCGGGGTTAATCCGGGTCAAAGACTCAGATTACTGCTCGACGTCCTCAGTTTGTCCGTTCACGAGGATGCAGATCAGGTCCGTGGTCTCGTACTCATCGTCCACGATGGCCGTGATAGGCATGTCGCTCTGGATGAAGCTACGGTCGCTGACGACCGGCGTCTCACCGTCAAACTTGCAACGAGGCAAGATGACGTACTGCTGAGGGAGGATGCCAGTGGCACCAATCTCAGCGCCTTGGGTCTCGGAGATGCATTTGAATTCGAGATAGAAGAAGCTTCCGTTTTTGAAGCGGTTGTAGTGCTTCCCGTCATCGAACTCCATCGTGAGCGTAGCGCTCACTTCAGCCTGCTCGGCGATGACAGCTAGTCGGTTCTTGGAACCGAGGCCGTACTTGTCGGCGTTCAGGTTGTTCTCCAGCGAGACCTCTCCGCTCAGAACCTCTTCGTAATAACCGTCGATGTAGACCATCGACTCGAAGGAAGTGAGAGGGGCGTCCTTGCCGGTAACCGGGTCGGCCACGACGCGTGGCGTACGGTTGTCAACGTTCGATCCAGCGGGATGGAACATCTCAACTTGAGCGTTCGCACCAGAGTCGATGGTTCCATCAGCGTTGGAGAGGACCAGCTTGTAAACTTCGTCCTCGTCGGTGTAACCCTTGCCGTCACCAGCGCCAGCCAACACCTTCTCGTTGTAGTAGATACCGGTACGCTCACCAATGGTGATCTCGGCGGCGTCCATCTCGGTGCGGCCTACGTCAGCCGGATTCGGGAACGCCTCAGCGTTCTCAATCAGGATGTAACCGGTAGCATCCACGTCATCCGGGTCACCGATAGGTGACGTAGCCGGGAGGACATCCTCCACGAGCGTCGCCATCGCGTGTTCCTTCTGACCGAGCAGTGAGGAAGTCGCGGTAACGATGCTGTTGGTCTCGAAGCTCCAAGTGAAGCTCGAACCCTTGCAACCCGTGTACATGAAGACCGCTGCGTCACGGTCGACCTCGACGGTCAGACCTTCAGGCAGGTAGCGGCCACGCTCGATGTGGTGAGTGAAGACACCGTTGTACTCGGTTTCCTCGTACTCATACACGAAGGAGCCCTTCGCGGCCACGAGGTTGGCATTCACAGTGGACACGTCGGCCCATGCAAAGCCTGCGAAACCGAAGACGAAGTCACCGGCTTCAACGGGGTTGGTACCCGTGTTGTCAGCGGGGACATCATTGGTGTCAAGGAACAGCTTGACGGTATCGACGTTGCCACCGTCAATCGTCACCTGTACTGCCATTTGCCCGGTGTACTTGACCTTCCGACGAGATGGACCGATCTCAAGCAGGCCACCGTTGTCGTTGAATTCAGGTACATCATAGCCACTGCCGTCTGGTCGAGCAATCGGATAGATGGTGATAGAGGCACCACCGGTCGTCGCATCTTCCGGGTGATCGGAGTCAGTAGGGGTCACGCTGTGAACGTGGCTTCGCTCACTACGGGTATAGGTATCGTACTCGTAACCAGTCGCGTCCTTGTCGAATCGGAGCGAGTTGTTAGCACCCGCTCGGTCAACCACTGCGAAGGTGCCGGTTGCAGCCAGGAATCCACCGGAGTGTTCCTTGGCCAGCGGAAGAACGCCTCGATCCGTGTCCTCACCGACCGCAGTCAAGACGTCATCTTCCATACGACCGTGGACTCCACCGTCGCAATTAGGAGCCTTGATGTAGTCACCAAGGGTGTGTCGAATCAGCATTCCGAAGCCGGAAGCTGCTTGCTCAAAGGAGATGTCACCCGAGATATCGAGGACACCGGGGATGATGTTATGACGACCACGGTCGCCTCGGATGGCTTCACTCTCAAGCGTCTCTTCCGACGCTGACAGACCTTCCGAAGTGAACGCGAGAGCGTGGGTGGGGTTTACGGCCTCACCCCAGATGCTCTCTTCGCCGATAGCAACAGACGCCCTCGCGCCAGTTGCCTGCACTGTATTCTTACTCATTTGTTCCTCCTGATAGTTCTTACTTCCTAGAGATTGTGCTCATGTCAACGAACGGATAAACGATTTTGATATTGACGTTTGAAACTGACCTCACCTCGTCGCCCACAAGCCGCCACTTGGGAAAGAGTTCACACTCTTCTAACGAAGGGGAACCGATTACAAATCCGTCGAGATCGAGGTTCCCATCGACAAGCTCAAACAACCACCATGCGATTTTCCGAAGCTTCTTAGACGCCGCCTTCGTCTCGACCTCGGGGATGATGTACTGAATCTGGCAGTAAAACTCGAACTTGCGTGATACTTTGTGGGCTTTGCGCCCGCCGCCCATTCCACCGATGGAGTCACGACTTACACCAAACCCGCTGTTCCAAGCGTACAGTGCGGGCAAGTCAGCCAGCACAATCTCGTTTGGATTAACGTCATCAAATACGTTGGGTTGGTCCATGAACTTGAGGTAGGGGTCTTCTTCGAACCCTATCTCACACATGCGGATGATCTCTCTTTCGATATCGTTGATCAGCCCATCCTCGCTGACCTGTAGTGCTCTTCTCGATTTAGCCATAGACTTACACCTTGAGTTCCAATTCGTTCAATGCGTCTACCAGTGGGGCTACAAAACCCTTCCTGACGAAGTTTTCCATCATCTCAGCAATCTGACTCCAGCGGTTGTTGTCGACCTGAAAGATGTCACCCTTGAGGATTCCCTGTTGTCGGAACCACTCGGTGAACGAAGGTCGACCGTCTCCACCTTGGAAATACAGCCTCGGGAACTCACCCTTGTTCATTCGGAAGCCACCGGACAGAAGCAGGTTGGTGGTGGAGAAATACTTATTACCTCCGTCGTCAAACGCCTCCATGATGCTGTCGTACATCAAGCCAGTCCAACGCGTGTGGTCGGTATACTTGATCTTTTTGTCAGCATGGTAGGCAGGATTGCCCTCATTCTTGCTCTTGTATCGAGTGTGAGGGGTGTGCTTCCCGAACTTGTTATCATGTTTGCTTTGAAGCTTCTCGAACCGCTCCTTCCAGATGTCTTTGTAGACGCTGGCGAGTTGCTGTCGGTAGAGATCGTTCCCATGCGATCCACCGGATGCCCCTTCGAACATGTCGCGGCGGTTCTTAAAGGCAATACCTGTCTCGAACATATCCTCGTTGACGAAGTTACTACCGAAGGTCTTCTTAGCCTTCCCGATGACCTCCTTCTTGGCAGCATCGAACTTCTGGTCAATCTTGTCCTTAATGGCCTGCCGCCCCCCATCATTGGAGAACCGCAGATTGAACATTCCGTTGTCTTCTTTGACTGACATTATTGAGTACCAGGGTTGAGTTTGCCGAAGATATCTTCAGTCTGCGCATCACGCTCAGTGTCGGCATTTTCAGCCATCGGAGCGAGGCCCGGACCCTCACCTTCGACACCCATCTGATCAATGAATTTGGGAAACGCCGCAGCCTCTGGTGGCGCATATCCTTCGGTCTCGATGTATGCCTTGACGTACTTTTCAGCGCGCTGTTTCCAACGAGCCGCATACGATCTCTTATCGGTGCTCGTTTCTTCTTTGTAGATAGAAGCGAACGTATCTGTGTATAGGTAGTACGCTGCTAGGTAGGTCGTCGCCACCGCGATAGCAGGTGGCACCGGTCTGGCCGGGTCCGTAGCCGTTGGGTCAAAGTGTCTGACCTCTCCATCCTCATAGTCGTCAACGGTCGAGGCTGACAACATCGTGTCAACCTGTACCTCGGCGTCTTCAATGTACTTCTCAGCTGCTTCATCTGAGATATGAGGGTCGAACTGAACCTTGACTTCATCTCCTGCTTCGATGGTCCCGAACCAGCAAGTTGAGGGCAAGGTGATAAGACCGTCTGGCGTCACGTAATCAGATGCGATACTCGCGCCCTGCGTAAGCAGGAATTCCTGATTAATGTTGTCGACAATCTTGTATGCATTGAACTCGGTAGGACTGGTGAACTTGATGACCAGTCTGAATTTCTTGTCAAACGATGGGTCGAACTGGATAGCCTCAAAGTCGAACCCGAAGTCGGGATTGCCGGGTTGCCCTGGAGTGCTACTAGCAGCTTTCAGGTTGACGTTCACGATTGAGTCGGAAAACCGAATCACCTCGTTGTCACTGGCCTTCAAGATGCGTCTTACTTCGCTCAGCGTGGTATAGGTTGCCACGAATCCTCCTTAACCCCGGTTAATCTTGACTCCTTCCTTCTGCCCACTTCCAGAAAAAGAACGACGCTGCCGTAAAGCCTGCGCCCATGACAAAAGTCACGTCAGGATTCTCATACCACTCTTCGACGGGCTCAGGCTTACGCTTGAACATCTCGTGTGCAAACTCGATCTCATCTCCTTGTCGGACTATGGTATCGGCCTGTATGTCAACGATGCCGTTCAGGATGAGCGCCTTCTTCTCAAGCGCTTCGTTTTCCTCAACGACCAGTGGGTACTTCCTGTATCTCTTCTGTAGTTCCTTGGACTTCTCCAACGTGGTGTAGAAGTAGACCTCGTCATCAATGATGATATGGTTCTTTCCACCTTCATCTTCTGGGATGAACTTACACTCCTGTGCCGCCCCCTGAACGGAGGCGAGGACGCACAGGGCGATGGCGATGCTAGAAACCAAGTGCTTCCCACGCATCGTCCAACTCCTTGAGAGAGCCGTTGTCAACACTCTTGTCGACCGCAGCTTTCTTCTCTTCAATGGTCTGAATCTTCTTCTCCACGCCTTCTAGCTCTCGCTGCTTGGACGCCTTCTTGGTCTTATTCCGAGCGATGGCCTCCTTGGCCATGTCGAGGCGTTTCTCCATTGCCCACTCAGCTACCTTGCGTTCAGCGTCTGTGTCAGACCCCGAAACCACCTTGTAGATCAGGACTGTGGCAATGGCTGCAAAGAGAGCGAATGTGATCAGATGCCACTTATACTTCAGTATCGCATCTCTAATCATTTCGACTCCTTTGCGTACGTTTGAAACAGCATCTTGATGTGCTCCAACTTCTCGTTGGCCACTTCTTGGTTGCCGTTCATTCGCTCCATTCTTACTTCAATATCATGGTAAGAGTCATTGAGGTCGCTTCGTTCTTCCGAAGCAGCCTTCATCCTCTTGTCAACGGTACTAAGCTCCTTGTTGACTTTGTCATCGATCTTGATGACGTCCTCTTCAAGATTGGTTACCCTGTGCTTCAGGGGAGCTACATCCTCCTTGATTACCCTTACATCTTCTCCCAATGTCTGAAGGTCACTACTGGTCGCGAAATGCGTTCCGAGCATTGTCATGACCAACATTAAGGCACCGAGGATCAGTGCCGAAGGGCTTTTGACGAGTTTTTCTGACAGCGATGTCAGATCCATCTTAGCCCTCCTTACATAACTTCATCTTCTTCGATGTCGATTTCCAGGTCGGTAGCGATCTCCATCTTCTTCTCGATGAACTCACGAAGCCCTTTCAAGAGCCCCTTCATCATCTGGTAAGTGATGGCTGAGACCGAACCAAGGATGACTCCGTCTCGTAAAACCTGCCGAACCGACTCCCCCTCTCCTAGAACTGCAACGGCGCATCCGACTACTATGCAGAGAACGCCCAGAACGAAGTCCTTCCATTCCGGCCAACGTTCCCTTACTTTCATGACCCAAGCCAGCAGTGAAACCAGTGCGAACACCGGCATCATCAGTGCTGGGGAGAAGCCCAATAGATCGATTGCAACGTCCCAAATTTTAGTGATCACCTCAGTCATTTTGTCCCCTTAAAGGGGCAACCCTTACTCGTCTTCAGCCTTTTCGTCCTTCTTGTCCTTCTTGTCCTTCTTGTCCTTCTTGTCCTTCTTGTCCTTCTTGTCCTTCTTGGACTTCTTTGGCTTCTTCTTTGACTTCTTGGAGTCACCC